AATTGCGTTGTAGAGCATTTCGATTCTCCTGTTGTTTCATCCCGCAAACCACAGAACCACGCGATGCAGCGGACGGAGCCGCTGATCGCTGGCTGTCTCGCGTCGGCCCCGCCTCGCCTGCATCAGCGACGGCGTCATCAGGAATCACCCAGCCGTAGTGCGTGTCCATCCACACTCCGTCTGCGGCGAATCCGTAGCACATCGGCCGATCCAGGTCATGAGTCGCTGCCGAGTCCTGCGGTGTCTCTGCGTCACTCATGCGATGCTCCTGATCCGTGCCGGTGCAGCATTCCCCGTAGCGTGTCGGCGTATGTTGCCACTCGCCCGCCCTCTCCGTATGACAGGCTGGAAAACCATTGGATCGCCTCCCGCTCCTGGTCGGTCAGCGTGAACGGCGTCAGCGAGCAGTGCAGCGTTGTGCGGCCAACAACGTATGGGCAGGTCTGCGGTGCGCGGTAGAGCGGGACGATCTCTTGGTCATGGCTTGCATCATCGCGGGCATCAGCCTCGCACTCAAAAACCTCTTCAACGCCCTTTCCGTTCGGATACATCACCGCCCACGCCACCGGCCCCTGTGTATCGCCGGTGCCCATGCCAACCGTCACGCCCTGGTCAGGGCGGAGAGGGCTGGCGTCTGTCGGGGCTCTCGCCGCCGGCGCGGCGTCTAGATCGGTTCGCTCCCGCTCGCGGAGCATGGCGTCGGCAATCTCCCATGCCTGCCTAGTCAGCGGATACAGTTGGTAGCGCTGGGTGTTTGAGAGCAGCCCGGTCAGTGCCGCAGCGGCGAAGTGGTCACGGTCGGTCATGTCTTGTCCTCCTCGTTGGCCCACAGCATTGCGGCCTGCTCGTCAAAGCAGTCAGCCCGTCCCATGTCGAACCAGTGCGGGAAATGTCGCAGCACAGCCCTCGCCTCTTGGCGTACCTCCCGGCGGATCCCCTTGATGCCGCCCTCCACGTAGACGTTGGAGAGCCGCACCAGGAAGTTGCGGGCGCGTAGGACCGCCAGCGTTCGCTCGCAGGGAAGGGTCATGGCCACCTCGGGTACAGGAGGCAGCCTTCATTGGCGAAGCCGTTCATCACTTCGATGGCGGAGATCCGCGGGAACTCCTTGGCCATCTCCTTGGCAATGTCCTCTCCCGGAAGCATGTCCAGCCGCTGACGGTTGGCTGCCACCCAGGCTTGCATCTTGGCCATGTCATCGCCGTGCGACGGGCCATGCTCTTTCCGCTCCACCCAGGTCCGAATGACATGGTTGAAGGTGCGGAACTTCAGAATGTTTTCCCAGATCACTTGTTTGCCAAACATTACATTTCACCCCATGTGCTTACGAGTTTTTGCTGGAGCCTTTGCAGTTCGGCCTCCAACGTCCGGATGCGTCTTCGCAACGTATCGTTCTCGCTCTTCAGTCTCTCCTCCTCCTGCAAGGAAGGCTTCGGTTGGTCCATCTACTAGGTCCAGATAGGCGTGCGGGTACAACAAATTGATCAGTGAGTCGGCCGTACGGAGATGCGCTTTCGGAGCGACGAGGACCGGCACCTCATGCCCCCGGCCGCGGTCATACGTAACGGCCTCTGTCCAGCTCTCGTCACGGTCCAGGATGGTGAGCCACACCCACTTGCCCGTGGGCTTCGACAGGTACACGTAGATGAGGTTCTGCGTGGACTCCATCCCCATGCCGCGCAGGTCATCAACAAAGACCGTGTCGTAGGGATAGGACTCCGGATCATCGAACGACAGGCTCCGCTCCTTGATCTCAATGGAGAACAGCCCGAGGGCGTCAGGGGTTTCGACATGGCCAGTTTTCCTGCAATGCTTCTTGACAACGATCTTCTTGCCGTGAGCGACCGACCGTCCGCTGGCCCGCATCGCCTCCACCCACTTGCGTTCAGCCTTCTGGCCGTTAGCGAGTGCCGACTGGAACGAGCGCATAGTTATTCCAAAAGGAGTAGACATGCATGGCCACCGGCACGCGCGGCTGACCAACCATGCAGCCCTGGATCACACCCGCAGCACGCAGCTCCGCCGCGCGCTTGTACAACTCCTCCGGGGGCACATCGTCTCGCTGAAGCCCGCAGTCCAGGAACTCCAGGCGTTCCGGGATGGGCTCGTTCGCCTTTATCTCATCCGCGTTGTCGCGGACGGCCGTGGCCCAACGCTTCGACCGGGAGAAAATCTCTGCGATGTCGGCGTCATCCAAGCCCCAGTCACGCATGACCACCAGGGCGAGACGCTCGGGCGACGGCATGTAGTTCAGCCGCTTCAGCAGCCGCACTGCCCCCCGCGTCTGCTGGGCCCGCAGCCCCAGGAGCCGGGCCACATGGGCCGCTGGCTGACCGTTCACCAGACACCGACGCTTCAGCTCTGGGGCGTGCGCCAAAGCATGCCGCAATTCGACTTCGTAGTCTGCGAAACCAACCATCTTTCCTCTCCTCCTTGATGAAAGTTGTGGGGAAAACGTGATCCACATCGAAGTAATCCAAGACCTCCTGGAGCGTGTCATCCAGGAGAACGTCAGGCCGTTTGCTTGCCATGTCTCCTATCCCTCTCCTTGCGAAACAGACTGCTCACCCAACCTTTGGTGTGAACGGCAGCCCAACGCAGATACCAATCAGGCAACGTGTTGAGCGTGCGGCCGGCGAACTTGCCTTTCAGCGGGTTCACATACGTTCCGACGCACCGCTTACCCGAGCCGATCTGCACCTCCTCGGAAAACAGACGGCCCGTCGCTTGACCCTGCATCCGCTTGCGGCGGGCTTCGATGTCCTGGGCAATCAGCCGGCGCTCCAGTTCCTGCTGGGCCAGGGCGTCGATCTGCTCCTGGGTCAGCGGCTCGGCGGCTTGAGCGGCAGCCTTCTTGATGACCTGGCGCACTTCCTTGTCGGCCGTGCAGAACATGTCCACGGCTGTGACAAGTCGGTGGTCCAGGCTTGCATCAGTGCAATCGACAATCTTGAAACGTGGCTTTCCAGATCCTGCGATCCGTGCAATACGGCCGGATGGATCCGAGCCTTCGTAGTCCACAACTCCGGGGAGAGGACGAGTGGCTCGTCCCACGCATTGCAACCAGAAAGATCGGGACTTTGTGGGCCTTCCGAGGATGAGGGTGGCGGTCGGCGGATGATCGAAGCCAACGGCCACAACTTGGCAATTGACAAGAACCTTCGCCTCTCCAGTCTTAAATCGCCGGATAGCATCTTGCCGTTCCTCCTCGGGCTGGGTGCCGTACACATAGACCGCAGGGATGCCGTAGTTGTTGGTCAGGTAGTGACAGACACCCTTGGCCGAGGCGACCGATGGCGTGAACACAACGGTCGGCCCCTCCATCTCTTCCTGGGTAATCAGGGCGATACGGTGGAGGTTGGCTTCCTTTTCCACGGCCTGCTGGAGCTGCTTTTGGTTGAAGTCATCACCCGAGACAGTGACGCCAGACAGATCCAATTCCTGAACGCGAGCCAGCTTGCACACATAGGGAGCCGACCACCCCTGTTCGATGGCCCACTGAACATCGCGGTTGCAGATTTCATGCTCGTAGAAGTCCCGCATCGCCGTCCCGTCCATGCGGAAGGGAGTCGCAGTGAACCCTGCGACCATCGCCCCACGCTCCTGGAACCAGCGGAACATCTCAAGGCAGGCCGGTGAGAACTGGAGGTGGGCTTCGTCCACAATCACCAGCCGGATGTCGGTGAACTTCTTGTAGCGACCGCGGATCAGCGTCTGCTTGCACCCGACGATGACCTTTGGCGACCACCACTCGTCCTCCTGGGAGCGGTACTCGGCCATCTCCATCCCGGGATCGGCCCCCGTGATGTCGCGCACCTTGTCCACGGCCTGCCAGACCAGTTCCCGGAGCGGGGCGAGGATGAGCGTCCGGCCAGAGATGCGGTTGGCCGTCTCAACGAACACCACCGTCTTCCCAGCTCCGGTGAACAGGCCCGTTAGCGTAGAGCGAACCCCATCTGCGAGCGCACGCAGGTGAGCGTCTACGATCTCGGATTGGTAATCACGCAGTTGCATCTCAGTCCCTGTCAACAAGCCCGCCGATGACAAACCACACCTCAGAATCCGACAGCAGTTCCGGAGGGCGATCCCCCAGGAGCTCCGTGATGCGACGGCTGACTTCCCCGGAGAACAGCCAGCCCGTCTCGGCCTGGAGTTCGGTCAGGGCAGACTCAAACGCACACGCCGCTTCGATCAGCGACCGGCAGATGTCCGTGTCTTCCGCATCAAACAATGGGTCTTCGATGTACTCGCGTGCCATGCAAACCATTCCTGTCCTCATGTCTCCGATAAAGAGGGCCCGCGGTGGAGTCGGAGGTTCTCCACCGCGGGCGGGCGCGCCTCTTGTCAGGCAAAATCCCCGGCGTACTCAGGCTCGGCCTTGGATCGACTGCCGCAGAGCTGGAGCGTGCGGACCTTCAGCACAGCCTTACTGCGCTGCTGCCCGTCCTTCTCCCACTTCTGCGTCTGGAACTCCCCCTCCACCAGCACGGACGTTCCCTTGGTCACGTAGCCGATGGCGCCGTTGGGCTTCCACCACTCGCAATCAAAGAACTCCACGCTGTCCTTGTAGCCATTGACGGCAATGCCGAACTTGGCCACTTCGTTCTCACCGACCTGGCGGATCTCGGGATCCTTGGTCACATTCCCGAGAGCAACGAAACGCTGGTAACCCATGATCATTCCTCCTTGTTCTTCCAGACCCTGTTGAACTCCGACTCACAACGCTTGTAGACCTCCGGAGCCACGGCCTTTTCCTTGGCCCGCAGCCGGACGGTATCCAGATGCTTCTTCGCCGTGGCCTCATCCTTGGCCTCTGCGATGGCCTTCTTGGCCTCGGCTTCGTACTGCATGGTCTTGGCGTGATTTGCAGGCTGTGCCTCTGCAATCGCCACGCTCTGCCCATCGTCATCCGCCTCGCCGCTGAACCCGCCAGCCAGGGCCATGAGCAGCGTCCGCTTGGCGTAGGTCATGGCAGCCCCAAAGGACTGCATGTCGCTCTTGCCCATCAGCAACGGGGCGATGCCCGTGATGTACTCGCCCGACAGGTGTCGCAGCGTGCCCATGACGATCCACTGACCGTTGACCACGCCCGGCCGGAAGTCCGGAAGAGCGATGCCGTTCTTCGTCAACGGTCCCCGCAACGCCTCGCAGCACGCCGAGTAGGAGGCGAACTTGCTGCGAAAGTGCGGGTTGGCACTGTCGAACTTCACCACCGGGTAGTCGGCCTGGGCTGCTGCCAGGGCCTTGGTCAAATGGCCGGTCGCAGGCGAACTGCTCGGGCCCAAGATGTCGTTGTTGTCATTCATATGATCACCACCTCCTCCTGCTTGCCGCGGGCCCAACGCGGGATCTCAAGCTCCGTGATCTCTCCGTGATCAGCGGGCATGTAGATGCCGGTCGAACGACGCAGCCGAACCTCCTCCATCACGCTGACCAACCGCTGGCCAGCCTCCTCCACCAAGTCATCGGGCAGATAGAACACATGACACGCATAGGGCGGCATGGTCTGAACGAAGACGAACGGCATGCGGAACGGCTGGTAACCGACCTGTTCCGCACCGCGGCAGTACAGCCACTGCTGCTCCGCATAGCCGTAGTCAAAGACGCTGCGGTACAGCCGATCCCAAGGAGCCGATGTTGTCTTCAGATCCCACCACAGTTCCGGGGTCACGCCGTCCGGACGCACCTTGAGAAGGTGTCCATGCTCGTCCTGCCAGAAGACTGACAACTGCGTCTCGGAGGTCTGGTCCATCAACGCCTTGGCGGCACCGTTGGCCTCCAGGCTTTCGACCATCCTCCTGTAGACCCACGCCTGATCCGCCGTGCAGCAGATGCCGGTCTGGGCCGCCTCCCACTCCCGGTATGCCTTGGTGCTGCGGGAGCCGTTGGCCCCCAGCACCTCATCCGGCGGGATGCAGACCAGGGAGTCGAAGGTCTTCCCGGCACACAGGCCCATGACGATCTCATCGAACTCCCCGCCACGCCTGGTGGCCGAGTTGCCCGTGAACAGGGGATAGCCCTGGTCCAGCCACTGCTGGGCCTCGCCACCGCCCTTGAGGACAGCTAGCAGGAATGACCGGCTGTCGAACGCCTTGAGCGAGTGGTAGGCACTACTCGCCATGCCGATGACCTTCACCGGCCCGTTAGAAACATCGATGTCCATATGTACACCTCCGAGGAAAAAAACAGCCCGTCCGTGGGCGACCGTCCGATCCTTCAGCCCTTCCGTGGGCGGAGCCTCCTGAACGCTTTGCCAAACTGTCCGGCGACAAGAAGGCCGAGACAGAGTTCCATTTGGTGCAGCCAGACGAGGGCTGCGAGAACGGCCAGATAGACCGTCTCTAAGATTGGCTCAACTCGCTCAAACAGGGCGAGGAGCGACGGGCTGCTAACCAACTGAGCTAGTTGCCCGAAACTCTGAAAAGGGCGATTTTCCTGGGACTTGAAAACCTTGAATAGATGGGTAGAACGTCCCCCAGAAGAGGGCACCCCATGACGCTGCTGCAACTTGCCAGGATCTACCACAACCGCGTAGGAGGCTCCCCCGGCTACCTGGAACAACTGGAGGTGTTCGTCCGCCGCCTTGACTGGCAGGCGAGCGACCTCAACCCAGAGAGGATTGATTCCTACCTGACTGATGCCCTGAAGCATCTGGCTCCCTCCACCGTCAGAAATCACAGGAAAATGCTGCGGGTTCTGCTGCATTTCGCCGCCTCCGAGCGACTTGTGGACGCCAGTATACTCAGGCCCCTCCGGAGAGTCAAGCAGCTCCCCCCCAACCCGAGGGCGTGGAGCCATGAGGAAATCCGTTCGCTTCTGGCGGTAGCTGCGAACATGACCGGGGGACGCAAATGCCCGCGCAACAAGCTGGCGAGGGCGTGGATCCTGACGGCCTACTCCACCGGCCTGCGTCTGGATGACTTGCTGTCGATCAGGCATGACCAAATCCGTGGCCAACGTATCTGCCCCAGCCAGCACAAGGTGGGATGGCCCCATGTGTGCTGGCTGGATGACAACGCCCTGGCAGCCTTACGACAACTGCCGATCCTTGGGCCGCGTATCTTTGGCGACTTGATCTGCCGAGACAAGGCCATGGCCATGATGCGGCACCTGACCCGTGTAGCCGGGCTGCCTGGCAGCACTAAGTTTCTGCGGCGATCCGGGGCGACCTACTGCGAGATCGCCGGGAAAGACGCCACTGGACACTTAGGACATAGAAGCCCTGGCATGAAGGCTTACTACGTGGACAGGCTGCTAGTGGCCGAGGAAAAGCGGCAGGAACCTACGGCTCCACCGCTAGAACTGGTTGAGAGCCCCTAGCATCTCTAGCGGATCCGCGGCCATCTTCTTCTTCTCTCTGGCCCGCTTTGCCGCTTCGCTTTGGATGATCTTGTACAAGAGGTACAAGTCCTTCTGCTCCTTCGGCATTGCCCGCAGCACATCCTCGGGGACCGTGATGTTCTCATAGGTCCGGACGCCGGGCGTTGTCTCCAGGATGCTGTTGAGCATGTCCCGAGCGGCTTGCCGCTTGGCCCGATCCTGGTCAATGTCGGTGAGCTTGGCACCGGCCAGGAGGTTCCACGCTGCCTTGGTGTACTTGTCTGCCGGGGCCAGACGGTCATCTGTGAACTGTCGGTACATGCCGAGGGCACGGGTGCCGAACGGAACAAAGTTGGTGACCACCTGCTCCAGCGGTCGGCCGATCTCACCGAAGTCCCGCTCCAAGACCGAGTACAGGTCTGTGAGATCCCGTCCAGAATAGAGCTGCCGGTTGGTGAAATACTCAATCGGGGCTTTGATGATCGGGCTGGTCATGCCCAGCAGATTGGAGCCGGTCTGGCGGATGGTGTCGGCAATCCGGGACGAGGTGGTGGCACCCACGCCGGGCGTGACGGTGTTGAAGAACGCCTCCCATGGAGCGTCGATGCTCGTCAGGAACCGTTGCAGATTGGGATTCCCCGAGCCCCACTCAGGCGGAAGCGGAATGGCAGCCGACCGCCGCAGATGCTCGGGGATGAAGTTTTCCTCGCTCGGCTCCGTGCCTCTGGTGACCGCACGGATCGACTGCCCCATCAGACCGCCGGGGCGATAGAGCGTGTTGTTGACGATGCTCGGAACAATGCCCTTCTGGAAACTATAGAAGGGCAGAATCCTCTTCAGGACGTTGCGCTCAAAGGATGTAAAAGCCTGTGGCGAATAGTCCACCTGGCTGAGACGCACCAAGTCGGCCGCCTCTCCGGGATCGACGCCCTTGCGCAACTGATTCAGGAACACGCCGCCACGCAGGGCATCTTCCGACACCGATCCAACGGCATCGTTCAGTACCAGGAACGGATTGCGATTCCGGGTCGGCGCCCGGTCGGTGATGCCGACGCCACGCAGGCTGAAGAAATCGTTGGCAAAGTCTCCCCAGGAGCGGTTTGGATTTAAGAACGCCCGGCCCACGCTCTGGTCATTGCCAGCCCCAAGCCAGCCGCCGCGGATCTGCTGCTCGGGCAGGCCGCTGATATCGTCCAAGATGTTGCCGCCGCCGATGCGATTAGCAGCGGTCAGGTCTTGGAATCTGGCTACACGCTGCGCGGGGTTGAGTCCCTGGAATCCCGGGGCATTCTCCAGCCGGCGAGCGACCGCGTCGGTATTGCCCATCGACGCCCGCAGCGCGGCCCACCAGTCCAGCGGATTGAAGGCACCGAACGTAGCTGCGTTGAGCTGGCCAGAATAGGTATTCCGGGTGTGGAACGCTGGGCTGGCGAGGGCACCCACCTTAAAGGCGTTGGTGAACCCATCCAGCAGGCCAACCATTCCACGCTCGGCATCGCCCGCCCGCGAAGAGTTGACCACCGTCAGCATCTGCTCCACCAGCCGCTCTGGCACGGCGAGGTTGGTGATGTCTGCGCCGAACCGCTGCTGCCAAACTTGCCGCAGGTTGTCTGGATCGAACCCGAGGCGACGAGCGGCATCGGTGAGTTGCACCATGCCATCTGCCAGCCCGTTGGACCCAATGACAGCGGTGGCCTCTTCCAGCCGCGGGATCATTCGCTCGGCGTTCGCTATCACGCGGCTCTGGCCACGCTCATAGCGAGACAGGTTCGTCCAGCCCGGTGTGTCGAAGATGCCCGTCCCGGTCTGCGCAAACTGCTGGTCGGAGCCGCGCAGCAAGTTGACGAGCTGGTCCTGCCTCTTCTGGAGCGACCGCGTGGCCTCGGCCATCATCTGCTGCTGGGCGGGGACAGCGGCGTTTTGGTACGCAGCGGACGCCTGGAGGTTGGAGATGTCATCCCGGAACGGACGAGCGATTCCGAGTTGATCGAAGGCATCGTCCAGCAGGTCGCGGGCCGGGATCTGGTCAGCGGCAATCAGGCGCCGCTGGAGATCGGCCGCATCGAACGGCAGGCCGGTTGGTGTCCCCGGTGCAGACTGGAGCGCCCGGCCACCCGTCAGCAGGCGGAAGGTTCGCTGTCCGCCCGGGATGTCGGTGTACTCCTGTCGGCTGCGACCGAAGTTGTCGGCCGTATCCATCAGCGTCTGACTGCGTCCCCACGGCTTCTCCACACGCCCCGTGGCATTGGGACGCACGGGATCCATGAGTCGCTCAAACCACTTCAACTGCCGCGGGAAGAAGCCCGTGCCAGATGCCCCACGCCAATCCCTGTCGGGGAGGCCAGAGGCGACGGCGTTTTGCCTGGCCTGCTGCACCGCATCCATGTACGTGTCCCGCATGTCGCGGAACTCGGGCACGTTCTCCAGCACCCAGTCGGCTACGGCATCGCCGCTGCTTTTGGGCATGGGCCCGTACGTGTTTGTGGCCGTGGGCACGGCAGACGATTCGACATAGTCAACCAGGGCACGCTGAACGTCGGTGCTGTTGAACCGACGCAGCGAGTCGGGGATCGCAGCGGGGACATTGGCAGCCCCAGCGGCACGCATGCCAGCCGCCACCTCCTCGGCGTCCACACCCAGCGCTTCGCGGAGCTGCCGCTGACGAAGTAGTTCTCTCGCCTCATCCGCCCGGGAGGCGTTCATCTTGGAAATGCGGGAATCCCACTGGAGGTCGGGATTCAGCGTGCCGCCTGACGGGGCGTGGAATCCGGCGTACAGCGCATTGACAACAGGGGCGGTGTAGGGGTTTCGCTTGGACGCTTCGCCCAGGGCATCCAGGCCGGTGGCAAGCCGGTTTCCAAACTGCTCGCCAAAGACATCGGTACTGAACCCGATGTTGGTGCCCGGGATCCGGACATCCATGAGCCGGGCGGCGCTGCCCGTCAGATCGTTGGGATCAACGCCATACCGAATCGCCTGCTGCTCCCATCTAGCCCGGGCGGCAATCGGATCGGCCGACTCGGCAATGGCCTGTGCGGGCGTGAGGTTCCGGAGGGATTCCCGAACACCAGTTCCGGCCCTCCGTGCCGTCGCTCCACGCAACGCCTGGACGGTCGAAGGTGCTAGTCCTTGGTACGCCGTCTCGGCAGCGTTGCGAAGGAATCCCGCCCCCTTGAGCGCCTTTCCGGTTGGCGTCAAGGCCCCGCGTCCAAGGATGGACAGAGGGTTGGCCCAGGTGAAGGGGTCTAGAACTACCTCGGCAGCGAGCGAGCCCGCGAAGTTGCCCCACGTATCCTGGTCGCCAATCAGGCCATACTGCCGCAGCAGTTCACGGCCGGTAACACGCTCCTCAGAATCTCCAAGGAACGACAACGGCTGTCCGGCCAGCACGCCCCGCACCAAAGCCCCAGGCGTATCGAACAGCCACCCGGCAGTGGCTAGGCCAGAAGACCCAACCTTGGCCAGGGAGTTGAGCAGGCCGCTCTTCTCTTCCTGCGGCATGAGGTCGGCAATCGTCGCTCGCTGGCGCCCAAGAGGAGCGATGCCAAGTATATCCGTGTCCTCGTCGGGAGGCAGAAGGCCCATCGCAGCCTGCTGCTTGAGGAGATCGTACGGATCATAGATGTCAAAAAGCGGCGACTGTGCCATTAAGAATCCATCGGAACGTACTTCGGCCTGCCGGGGCGTGCAGGAGGCGGAGTTCCAGGATTAGCTCCTGCGGCAGGAGCGGCGGGCTTCACGGTAACAGGCCGCGGGCCGGCTGGCGCAGGAGTCTGATTGAACCACCATCGCTCGCGGTTCGCGGACTGCCACGCCGCAGCCTCGGCCTCGGCGGGCTTCATGTTGTACGGTGGCTTGGTTAGCCTCTGCGCCAGCGCACGTTCGTTGTCGTAGCTGAACCCGCCCGTGGTGGTGTCAAGCGAGTCACGCGCGCGATCAATCGCAACGCGGCCGGACGGACTGTCCCAATTGCCTTCTGAGATGTCTCGCAAGCCAGCGGCAACGGGATTATCCTTGGCCAATTGAGTATCCGCCTGCTGATCCAGAAGCCGCTGCTGGGCGGGAGTCACCTGCTGAAAGCCTTGGCCCGTTGCAACACGGTTGCCAAGTTCCGTGAGCTGCTGATTGTGCATGGCCTCAACACCAAGCGGCGTGGGCCCGAAGTTGAGCGGGCCACCAGGCCGGTTGGCATTCAGCGCTGCGTTCTGCTGATTCAGGATGGCAGACTGCATGGCCGGATCCAGGCCGGGCAGCGCCAGCGCCCCAGCGTAGTTTCCGGCACGCATCATTACCGTGGCGCGCCACTGGAGTTCCCTGGCCTGCTTGTCCGCCTGTCGCTGGTTAGCGGCGGCAAGACGCAAGTCGTTGTCAGACATCTTCGGCCCGGTGCCGTCTTCGTTCTTTTCCGTGGCAACGTCCTGGCTCAGGCCAGCCTCACGCGCCCACCGAGGACGGCTGACGTTCTGGGTGTATCGCGCGTCGGCCGCGTTCCTCTCCGCAATCTCCTGATCGGTTGGCTTGTGAACCGGGATGACATCCGTGCCAACCCCTCGCCCCTGCTCGCGAGCCGCAAGCCACTTGGCGCCGGTGCCAGGCCCATACTTCTGCTCCAGCATTGCGGCGTGCGCCTTGTCACTCTCTGCCTGCTTTGCCGCCTCGCGCGCCGCAAACTCCTGCGGGCGATACCGCTGCATCTCGTCGGGGTTGTCTTCCAGGAACTGATTCCAGCGCGCCTGTTGTTCAGGAGTTCCTGGATCGACGGGCGTCTGAGGGTGCAGGCCAGAGCGAATGATGCGGCCTGCCTCACGGGCACGGGCCTCGCTGCTGTCCCACTGCTCCTGCAACTGCGGCGAGGCTGGCCCAAGGCCGGCGGGATCGCTTCCTGGACGCTCCAGCCCCGGTCGCTGCGGTGCAGCAGAGCGAATTTCCGGCTCCATGGCAATCGGCGCGGCAGATGCTTCCAGGTCGGCGGCGACGTTGGCCGGCTCGTTCGACCACTCGGGCAAAGCGCCACGGCGAGCCAGTTCCTGCTTGGCGGCTTCAGACAGGCCAGTGCCATCTTCGTTATTCAGGTAGCCCAGAAGCTCGTCGTTGCTCTTATTCGCCAGCCAACTCATTCCAACCTCACGTAGTGCTTGGGGACGTTCGCTTCTTGTATCCAGGCGTCGGGCCGATCACGCTCGGGCCGCGCTTCGGCTTCCCGATGAGTTGCGTGCGGCCCATGCCCTGACCACGCGGCGCCGGCGTGTTGCGGCCCTCGGCGTCAGCCAGAGCGAAGAGTTCATCGATCCGCCGCTTCACGGCCGAATACTCCGCTGAAGAGATATTGCCCTGCGAGGAGCGGATGTTGAGTTCGGCCATCATCCGGCGGGCCTGGCTGCGGTAGTCAGACCCCTGGTTCTGGGCGATCTGCTGCTGGGAGTTCCGTTGGATGGAACTGGTCTGCTGGTTCTGCTGTTCGACAGGCATGATCGCAGGCTGCGATCCATTCCGCCGGCCCTCGGCAGCCATCTCATACAGCTTGTTGGCCTGATTAATCAGAGCGATAGACTCGGGCGTCTGCCGACCAGCCTGCCGCTGGATGTCATTGGCCCGGGCGATGAGTTCCCGAGCCTGGGCTGCGTAGTCCGGAGGCCCTTGCTTTACGGTGGGCTGCGGAACTGCCGGCGTGGCCTCCACCTTGGGGGCGGGGCGAGACTCGGCAGCGAGATCCGCCGTGCTGGAGCCCTTTCCATCAAAGGCGTTCTCGGGCAGGAGTTGGCTGACACCGAGGCCGGCGCCGAGGCCGCCAGCGAGTGACTTCCACGGAACCTTTGGGCCGTCATCCGGGGTCCGTGGGGCATCGACCGGGCGTGGGCGCATTCCCGGCGACGGGCCATCAGCAAGTTCGTCGGCGCCCATGGCGGCCCGTGAGGGAATACCGGGCACTGGGGGCCGCGCATCGGTCAGCCTGCGAGTCGGTTGCACCATCTCAAACGGCACATCAATAACTGACTGCGGCCCTGGCCCAGGCAGGCCGCGGAGAGGAGCCGGGATCATGTCCAGTTGCCTGGTCAGGATCTGACCGGGGCCAGACAGTTGTCCTGGGACACCCGGTCCTGGACGGCCCAGCGGGATCAGCGAACGGATGTCCGGCTCCTGGGCGCTCGGGCCGAGCGGGAGTTCCATCTGCCGGGCTGGGCGAGGAGGCGGCGCAACGCCAGCGACGGGCGTGTCCATCACCATCTTGGGGCGACCGCGGCGAACCTTATCGGCCTTTTTCACGGCGTTGCGGTACGCCTGCATGATCTCTTCGGGAGAAGCGGTGTCGATGCGAGCCGCGAACTCGGGGTCCAGCTCCTGAAGCGCGGCACGGATATTGGGATCGGGGCGCATGCCAGTCTGGGCACTGCCCGCCACGCGGTCCTCCACGCTCACCGGACTCTCCATCCGTGCCCGTGGGGCGGGAGAGTTCATCGCATCGATGAGCCGGGAGAGGTCGGCCGGCGTCATGTTCTCCACGTTGGGGATGGAGCGAAGCAGCGCTTCAGCCTGGTCGGGATCCACGCCCCGGCCCGACAGCCAGCCCATCAACGCTTCAAAGCCACGCGCCTTGCCTTTAGCCATTCTTCTTCGCCTTCTTCTTGGGCAGGTCCGCCAGTTCACCGTCGCCGGGAAGATCGTCTTCGGCTACCTCGGGAGTGTTCGGCTTGCCGTGCATCTCCTCGTCCAGGTCAGCCAGGTCGTTCTTCTCAGCCCGCTTCTGGAGCTTGTCCAGGATCTTCTTCTCGTCACCGTCCTTGGCGACCAGGAGTTGCTTCACCATGCGCTCCAGAGCCGAGCGGTTGAGGTCACGGATGTCGAAGTCCATCTTCATTACATAAGCCCCGAAAGAGCGCCGGCCCGCTGAAGCTGGGCCATGGCATTGGCGTAAGCGTTCTGCTGCTGAAGCGCGCCAAGCGCCTGAGCAAACTGTTCCTGTCCCTGCTCGGCCGTCAGACCCGCCAGCGCGGCGTTGTTGGCCTGCTGGGCCTGCTGGCCGTAGGCATCCGCAATGCCATCAGCCATGGCCGTGGCCGCTTTGGCCCCAGCATGCTGCCGCTGGCCGGCGCCGCGGGACATGCCTGGACGGTCAAGCGGCTTGAGGTTGTAGCGCACATCCCCGGCCGCGTGAGCCTGGGCCATTCCGGCGTTGAACGGGCTGGGGTTGGCACGGTAGTCATAGGACGGCAGCGGCGGCTGCGCCAGGTTGACGTTGTTCATCGAAATAGCCCCCCAAGGAGACTGCTAGCCAGAGAAGACTGGTACTGGTTCTGGAGTTGCTGGAGGCCCGCCATCTGCTGCAAGCCCTGGAGGGCAAGTCCTCGCTGGGCCTTCTGATGGGCCACGCCGTACTGCATGTTGGCGTCATCGGCCTGGCGGGAGTAATCGGCCGCTCGCACGCTCGCCGCCGCGTTGTAGGTGTCCTTGGCCGTCTGGTCATACCCAGCCGGCGACTGCTTCTTCATGCCGGCCAACGCACCCGCACGCATCTCATCAGAGATTGGTGGGCGGTACGCAAGCCTGGTGTCGTACGAAATCACTAGCCCATATCTCCAATGAAGCCCCGTCCGCTTCGCACAATGTCAGGAGACGTACCGGGCCGCCATGCCTTCCTCGGCGCCTGCGGTCCAGTGATCCCAAAGGCGTCATGCAGCTTCCCCATGGCGCCCTGCATCATCTGGCCGTACTTGTTCATCTGCCCCAACGCACCGCTGTACCCGGAGTTCAGTTGGTTCAGCACTCCACCAAACTGGGCACGGTTCGCTGGGTTGTTCTGCGTTGCGTAGAACTGGTTCATGCCCATCTGCGAGGCACCAAGCCCCTGGCCGGCGAGGGAGTGCAGGCCACCAAGAGTCTGGGAGAGCATCTGCTGCGGGGCGTACCGCGAGCTGTAGTAAGCACTGTCAAGCTGCTCCCGTCCGGAGTCCGCTTGCGACGAGATGCCACCGTCGCCCGACAGGATGTCACGCCGCAGCGTGTTTAGGAACGACATGGATCCGCCCGGGGAAGACGAACCGCCAAACGAGCCCGATGAAATGGGCCCCGACACGCCCGTCGCAGAGAACCCTGATCCCGGAGCGTTCATGCCAGACAGCACTCCAGCCCCAGCCAGGGCAGCCAGGTTGTTGTTGCGGCCAGTGGCGTACTGCGAACGGGCCATCTGATTGGCGGCCTGCATGTCCGCCACTGACTTTTGGTACGCAGCTTGGTTCGCAGCCCACGCCTGCATGGCGTTATTGCTGGCCCCACCAAACGCACTGAGGGCCCCAGCCCCGATGTTGGAGGCGGCGTTCTGACGGGCCGCTTCTGCCATGGCATTGGCGCCGTACCAGCCGGTTCGCTCGTTGGCCATAGCACCGGCGACGTTGCCCAGTCCCTGTGCCATGCCGCCAAACGCCTGCCCTGCCGCGCCGGCGAACTGCCCAGGCTGCGAGTAGAGCGCGCCCAGCAGGCCAGCCTGGGCTTGAGCCCTCTGGCCGGCGGCCCCGTCGTTAAAGGACATATACGGCTGTGCGGTGTTAAACATGTATTTCCCTCACTGACTAATGTCCGTTTCAGGGCCGAACGACTACCTTCAGGTTGACCCCTAGTTTCTTCTCGTCTACTCGGCACAATTCCTCATTAAATATGGCCCTTCGCAGGATCTTCTTCCCTTGCGGCAAGCCCGTAACCCGGAGCGACCGGATCTGTCGCTCCAATAACCGAACTCGCCCGTCCAGGTTGACGAGCCAGTTGGTGATGGGCCGCAGGTCGGCGTCTACCCTCTGAGTGATGTTGTTGATGTTTAGCAAGAAACCAGGAATACCATCCAAGCCCCGGGCCCCCTGCGGGCCAGCGGGACCATCTGCCCCGTCTGTCCCTGGGGCCGGCTCACCGTTGATCGTTTCGACGGTGATGTTGTTGGCGACATGGTTTTCGGTGGTCAGGTTCTCGGTGTAGGTGTCACCCTGAACCGTGACCGCAGGAGCCGTGTAGTACTGATTCAGGCTCTGCTGAAGAACCGTCCGCAGATCGAAGTACGGCGACCCGTAGAACGTGCTGTTCCAATCGCCGGCCTGGTATCCGCCGCCGCTCGGGGCTTCAACGAACCCCTGCGGCTTAAACAAGTCGGGATAGTCGTTGGGGTTCCAGCCGCCGGCTGGCACAAGACCACCGGGAGGGGAAGCCAGGCCGTTACTGAAGGCCACTGGCCCCCGATGCTCCATCGGCTGGGTGCAGTTGAACAGGGATTGCGTCAGTGCCTGCTGGGCAGGACTGACTGGCCCCTGCATCGCCCTGTTAAACGCTGGGGCCGCGCGTGTCAGCATCAGCTTGCCCCCGCAACGGTCATGGAGTGGAGCTGCACGGTGCCCGTGGACTGCGTTCCAGACAGGGCAATCGCCACATGCCGATCACCACCGGCGCTCATCTCGTCCACCCGGCCGGACATGCTGACGCGGGCGTATCCCGTGGCCTGGCCAAGCGTGCTGCGGTCGGAGGCCATGTTCAGCGTGGCGACTGACGAGCCGGTAACGACAGTCACGCCATCCCCGCGGTCGGCAGCCACGGCATTGGTGCGCGCGGTGGTGGAGTTGTTGTAGTGCAGGCCAATCGCCATGGACTCAGGCGTCGGCGTGTACAGAATGCCCAGAGAGCGGTTGCCCTTCTCATCCACCAACGGACGCGGCGAGCTGCGATAGAGCCACGGCACGGCGGTAGTGCTACCGGAGGTAGTGGCATCTACCCGCCCGCCAGGCTGAAGGATCTTGCCGGCCTCGCCGCCGTACAGCACCGTCTGCCGCTGACCGGCCACCGATGCCGCGGCATGGGACATAGCCTGTGGGAACGTCTCTTCCCACCATGCCTGGGTGGACAGCGAGTAGCACAGCGCCCGCTTGGGATAGATCCCATCCGTGGACTGGCAGTAAAAGAACCGGATGACCCGCTCCTGCGGGCTGGCCTTCACGTAGAAGTATTTCCGCTTGGTGAAGTCGATGATGCCGTCACGCCAGTAGTTGTCGATGGGAGCCGAAATGGCCTGTTCCTGCGACCCGTCGAAGGCGTAGACCCCATAGTCATCAGCGATGAAAGCCACGCCGCCGAACACATCCCAGCACCGGGAGTTCATCGCCCCACGGTACGAGACTAGCGTGATCGACGCATCGATGATCGGCTGGCTGACATACTGCAAGCGGTATACGTGCCGGTTCTGGGCGATCAGCATGGATCCGCCGAATGGAATCAACGCCACTATCGCATCGGAGTCGATGGCGTTCTCCTGCACCACCAGCTCGTTGGATTCGGGCACCGACTCGGGCTCGTCCACCTCGGAGTAGTAGAGGCTATTGGGCTTGCTGCCGGTGGTGTCCACGGCATACCAGGCCCGGTCCTGGAACATGCAGCCAACGGCCATGGTCTGCGGAGGCGGATCGAACCGACGAGCGTTGACCTGTCCACTGGGAAGGACAATCGGCATCAGGCCGTAGACGCTGCTGACGTTGGACGCACCCGTATTGCGGTCGGTGTCCAGCAGGTCCAGGTCTGTCAGGGTGTCTACATAGGAGGTGGTGGTGAAAACGCCGTCTACCTTGTCGATCCTGGCCACCCGATACAGCACCACCGCCTGGTCTGCGGTAGTCCGCCACAGTTCAATCGCATGCACCCGGCTTTCCATGCCATGGTTGTTGAGCGACCAGGTCAGCGACTGGAGTCCATTGGTGGCGTCGATCTCCTTCAGCTCGGAGATGGAGCTGGGGATCGGGCCGCCCTGGGACTCGGGCGTGTCATCCAGGTAGCGGATGCAGCACTGATAGATCCCTTTGATAGTAGGGGCGACCACTGCCAGGGCCTTGGCACTGGTGTCAGCGATGGCGGCCGTGGGCGGGAGTGAGTATCGACCTCCAGCCAACACCGTCACGCCAGTGATCTGCCCGGAGGAGTTGATGGAGCAGGTCGCTGCGGCACCGCCACCCAGGTAGTCCTGCGGATCAGGGTAGAACGTGATGACTGGCGGAGACATGTATCCCGTGCCAGAGTTCGCCACCGACACGGAGTGAACGGAATACTCCAGGACGGGTGATGCCTCGGCCTGCGTGACGGCGCCGCCACCAAACAGCGCTACCGTCATTCCGGTGGCCGTAGCACCCGTACCTCCAGATAGCACATCGGACCCGACAACCACTCCCTCGTCGGTGTCAACGCCGATCACCACATTGGCGCCCGTCAGTCCCTGGGTGTTGTAGAACGCGGCCACGGGTGTGCCGGTGTAGCCAGATCCGACAGAGAGGAACTCCAGGCCCACAAGGCTCCCTTGGACGTTGCAGGTAAACGCAGCACTGCTGCCCTGCCCGCCGACAAAAGACACCTGCGGGGCGGCCGTGTATCCAGTACCGCGGTCGGTTAGCCGCACGCCGCTGACCCTGCCGTTGGCGACCGTCACCACTGCCGCCGCTGACGTTGTCGCCCCGCCGCCAGTAAACGCGGCCCCCGGGACGCTCGCGTAGCCATTGCCGCGGTCGATGACCTGCACTTCGGCAACGTAATACTTCTGGCCCGAGGTCGATCCGACAGGGGCCGCAAAGCTCGCCGGCTTGGAGATACCCAACGGTTCCAGGTAGGGAGTCTCACCGTCCCAGCGGAACCCACGGCCGTGGCCGTCCACGCCGTACATGTCATGCCGGCCTTTGAAGAACGTCACGGGCTTGGTGCCGGCAAACGACAGGACGCTAGCGGTGGCTGCTGCGGCGCCAGACGAAAACGACACGGCCGGGGCCGAGGTGTATCCCGTTCCGGCGTTGGTGATGATCACGCTCTGGACCATGGTGCCGGCCATCTGAGCGACTGCCGCCGCGCCAGTCCCGCCGCCACCGGAGATGGTCACGGACGGCGCAGAGCCGTAGCCGCTGCCACCAGTGCCCACCGTCACCTTGACCACCCCAGAGCCAAGCTGCATTAGACCGCCCCCTTGGCAACATAGATCCCGCCTGCGGCGTTCTGATAGACCAAGTGGCCTGTGGTGCTGTGCTGAAAGTGAAACATCTGCACAACGGCTGTGGTGGAGCCGGTGTGCGTGGCGAACGACACGTTGGTCATGCCGCTGCGGACAACGACAGACCCCGGCACCAGGGCTTGCAGATTGACCTGCGTGGCCGCCGCAGTCGCAGGCACGGAGTAGGGGCTGGCGTTAGTGACCAGTCCCTTCCATGAGTCGATAACGATCATCCCTGGTCTGGCATGAGCGGGCTACGCCAGCCCCCATAATGGTAAATCTGTCGGCTGCGACCACTGAGCGGAGCGAGCTGGTCCTGCTCCATCGCCAACCTGAGATCCCTTTGGTACATCTGGAATGCCTTGTCCACCGCCTGTCCGCGGATGCGGGCCAGCCAGTAGTCGCAGCAGCTATCCAGGGCGGCCTGCATGTGCGGGGCCACATCCATCGGATCGGTGATCAGGTATTTGGTCGAACCCGATACCGTCCCAGAGTCCTCGGTAGTCAGGGCCGTGGATGATCCCACGGTGGCAATGCGGCTCTCCGACACCCACGGCGTCAGCGACTCAATCGGCCCCGGGATGTTGGTGACATCGCCCACTCGCAGGATCGAACCCACCATCGCAGACGAGAAGGCCGTTCCCGTTCCGGTGACGGTGGTGGTGCTGCGGCTGATCGTCCCCTGCCGCAGGGCTGCCTCATGGCCGGAATAGCGAATCGGCCTGGCAGTACGCCGGTAGGTGAAGTCGATGGTTTCCTTGGCAGTCGGCCAGCCCACCAACTTGATCGCCCAGCTCGCACCGTGGGGATCTTTGATCAGCGTCCAGTGGTAGGGCTCGCCCGACGAGTTGCTCACCCGTTCGATCTTCATCGCCTCATCGGGGGTCACATACAAGCCGCTCCACCAGTTGAACTCGTCGCTGGGCTCGTCCATGTTTTTGAAGTCGGACGGCAGCGGGTAGATAGTGCGGAACAGGGTGAATGGTGACCCGGGGGCCACATCGATTCCAGAGAAGGCCGACTCCAGCGTGACCGCCGTGGCGCTGGAATAGGAGGCTAGGGGATACGAGCGGTCGCCCGTTCTGATCGTCCAGTGCTTGGCGTTCGCCGCCGTCACGCCGGCCGTTGCAAAAGACCCGCCAGTGAGCGTCACGGCCCCGGAGGTCACTCCGATGGTCCCGGTGGTATATGCCGGGTTGGTGACAATGCGTCCGTGAACGGAGTAGTAGCCCCAGTCCCGGATCGTTGTCAGCTCGTTGTACGCCCGGTGAATGGCGGAGCGGATGTCGCGCTGCTCGGCATCCTGCGGCCCGCCGTAGGAGGAGACGATCAGGGATTCGACTAGGTCGTAGTACGTGCTGTAGCCCACTTACTCCCCCTCCACCGGAACTTCACCGCACCGGCTGCGGCCTGACAAACAGAGCCTCCAGCCCCGCCTTCACATCACTCCCCAGCAACTCCAGCACGCGGGCTTCAACCTGTGCCTGCGTGTAGTCGCCAGCCGTGTCGTATGCTCCCTCGCTCCAGAGCGCCACCGGCTGCGGGCAAGGTCGAATCCTCGCCACGCAAGACTTCCGCTTGCTGTTGTCGATGACGGTGATGTCCAGTTCCGATACCGTAATCGGCTTTTGGATTCGCACCTCGCCATTGCTGCGAGTGTAGGTCGGCGGCTGGATGGTGATGGGCTGCGGAAGTTGCATTGTGATATCTCCTATGGGCAAGACGGCGGTGGGTTGGGGACGAACTCTCCAGCCGTGCCGCCATCGTTGCAGGCCGAGCCAGTGAAGGTGGCCGTGCCGCCGACGTCGCCAAAGTTGATCGAACCGTCGTTGAAAGTCGCGTCTCCGGTGACGCTGCCGTAGTCGTTAAACGAACTGCCATTGAACGTCGCGTTGCCGGTGACGGTGGCAGCGTTGACCGAACTGTTGTTGAACGTCGCGTCTCCGCCGACGATGCTGTCGCTGCCGTTGTACGAACTGCCATTGAACGTCGCGTCTCCGGTGACGGTGCCGTAGTAGTTGTACGAAATGTTGTTGAACGTCGCGTTGCCGGTGACGGTGCCGTTGTTGTACGAACCGTCATTAAACGTGGCGTTGCCGGTGACGGTGCCGTAGTTGAACGAATTGTCGTTAAACGTCGCGTTGCCGGTGACGGTGGCGAGGTTGTCGCCGTAGTAGTTGGCCGAATTGTCGTTGAACGTCGCGTTGCCGGTGACGGTGGCGCCGTTGAACGAACTGTCGTTAAACGTCGCGTTGCCGGTGACGGTGCCGTAGTTGAACGAAATGTCGTTAAACGTCGCGTTGCCGGTGACAGTGATTGCAATATTGATCCCTAATCCGTCGTTATTAGGGTCATTGCACGTCAGATTCACAACGGTCGGCGCACTGCCGCTGTTAGTTTCGCACGTTGCACTGAGAACAACACTATCGCTGCTGGTTGGCAGGGTAGTTGCCTGAGTGGTAAACGCACCGCTCGTCCACCAGTTGCCGAGCGTGTTCCAGTTGCTGTCGACCGCGCCGTTGAAGTACAGAGTTCTGGCCTTCGCCAGCGGTCGCAACAAGCGAGGGTTCATCGGCATGCGACTACCCCTTGGCCATCACGGTCATGGCGCAGGTGGTCGCACCCACAACCACTGGCACCACATGATTGACGGCGAAGCAGGCGTCCGGAACGGGATGGATGCCGACCGTCAACGCCGTAGACAGGGCCGAGCCATCTGCGTAAATCTGGCGTGGAGTCACGCCAGGATCGACGGTCCCGAACCAGTTGATCTGCGTGGCGCCGTTGGTGTTGGCAATCATCACGCACGCCCCGCCAAACCGGCCAAACGGGAACTGACCCGAGGTGGTCGCGGCCGAACTGTTGGCCGTGATCACGGACCCGGGGCTAAAGTGCCTGGCAATCTCGTTCATACTCCTCGTCCTTTCGCTCGGTATGCATGCTTCTCAATGACCTTGGCCCGCAGCTCGCTCGCCCTGGCCGATGGGTTCTTTCGCTTCTCTTTGCGGACGGCGTCCTGAATGATCGACTCCGCCAAGACGGTGCGCTGCGGAGGGGCAGGGCCGGGGTCGTAGTTCACGCTGCCTGAGACGGCCATGCGACGGGCCTTGGCCACCTTCAGCACATCGTCGTTGCTGCTGACCCAGGCGGCCGGATCACGCCAGCCACGCTTGTCGGCAATGCCCGCGCAGTAATACTTGCCCGAGGGGTTGATCCCGGCCTGCTTGGCCTCACGGATCATGTACTTGGCCTGGAGCTTTGGCAGGCTGTCGAACTGCTCGTTGTTCTGCCGGCCTTCCAGGAAAGCCCTCTCCGTGCCCTTGGTGCCGGGAGGGCATTGGAGGGCGCACATCTCCGCCCAGCGTTCGCCGTAGGGCAGGGCGGCTTCGTAGGTAGCGACAGCGTCTCGGCCGCGGTCAAGAATGGATTTGGGGACCATATAGGACTATTGGGCTGGAGGGGCTTCGGGAGGTGCTTCTGGGCCTGGAGGCGGGCCTGGGGGCGGGGGAGGCGGCGGCGGGACAAGGAACTCCGCAACGTCCATCTGGTTGACCTTGCCCCAGGTGGTGAGCATGGCGTTGAAGATTTCCGGCCTGCCGGACTGCATCAGCCCCTGGGAGACGGGGGCGATGATCTGCATGAAGGTGTTCAGGTTCTCTGTCTTGGTGGCGATGTTCGGCTTGCGTGCCGAGCCGGCCTCCACGCGGTACGAATATTCCCTGACTATGTTGTCGGGGGCTTCGTTCTGAACGTGCATGCCCCAGGCTTGCGCCGCCAAAGGGCCGAGGAGCGGTTCGACATCCTGCGGGTAGATCAGCCAGCGGGCCATGAGGGCCTCTTTGCGGGCGACCTCCGACAGACGGTCCTCCAACGTATTGGCGTAATCGTCGGGCCTGACCGAAATCTGCTCGCTCTTCACGGCAGCTTCTGCTGCACTTCTGAAGGCTGATCTGGTCATACCGTAAATGAGCTCGGTCAACCCGACGCGGCGGTCGAACATCTCCGTAACGGCCTGGATGATGTTGTACATGTCCTGGGTGACACCAGGCATCTGGAAGACCGAGATCACATCGTTCACCGAGCGTCCCACGGCTTCGGAGATTTCAACGATGTTAAAGCCGCCTTCGCTCTTCTCCAGGATCTTCGATTTGATATCTGGGTCCGCGGCCTTCGCCACACCGATGAGCGTCTGGGAGGAAGTGGCGATCCTGGTCGCTAGGAAGGACATCGCCCAGTTGATGAAGCGAAGCTCTCCGATGCCAGGTTTGATCAGACTGATCGGCCAGGAGTATCCAGGCTGGCGATGCCAATCCAGAAGCGTGAACGGCCAGCCGTTCGGCTCGGCCCAGAACGGGATCGGCCACTGGCATGACATGAACATGGACTGCGGGACACCCGACTCGTCCACCTCTTCCTGCAACATGGCCGGCGGAGCGTTGAGCGGAAAGTCCACGCCTTCGGCCACAACGATGTAGCAGTTGGGGCCAAGAGCATCGAACTTGCCACGCAAGTCCTTCTCGGCGTCCTTCAGCCGATCCCCAAAGCCGGTCTTGGAGTAAATCTCCCAGTAGCAGATGAGGTCGTTGGTCTTGCCCGTACGCTTCTTGTGTTCGTAGCCGCGGTCGCCCTGGTCGGCGCGGGAAGAGTAGGATTCGATGTGCCCCTTCATGTCCTCTCGGGACAAGCCGAACTTGGCGGACACCTCATCGATGGGCTGGATCCGCTTACGGGCAACCCAGCGGATATCCTCAAACTCATCAGCATCCGGATCCCAGACAAGGTTGTCGATGGAATCGTAGAAGGATCCGGCAAACCTGACTGCCGAGCCGGGCGGCTGGTACAGCTCATGCCACCACACGCCCGCGCCCTTGATGAACGCCTCATCGACCACCTTGCGGGTGTGCCGCTTGAGATCCAGTTCATTGGGCGTGTAGTTCAGGTAGTCTTCCAGCAGCCTGGCGATGAGCTTGCGCCGCTCATACAGCATGCCCTGCTGCTCAACGGCCTGCTGGTAGGCCATCATCATCGGGTCCGGCATCATCACCGGCTGGCCGTCTGGGCCGATGATCGGCTGGCCATCAGGGCCCATCTGCGGCACGGGAGGCTGCGGCTGCACGCCCAGGAGCGCCGGCCCGATGACCGGGTACTCCTTGGCCGTCACAGTCCGCTGGGGGTTCCGGTGGTGGATGACCGAGCCGAAGAGCGTGACGGCCTCAAAAACACGGTTCACAACCATCCGGAACGGCGGCGGGTCAATGCCCTTGTTGTAGCCCCGCTCGCCACGCGCATGCTCGTTGGCCCACATGGCGTTCGGGTCGGACGAGTAGAAGCCCATGGCCTCCTTGGCATCGTCCGAAAAGACCTTCTTGTGCTTCTCTCCCTGCTTGATGCACTCCAGCCAGCGCTTGGCTATCGGGCGCAGAGGGTTTTCGTCAGACATGGCGTCTCCTACTGACTAATGCCCTCACTTGGCCTTTTTGGGCTCCAGGGCCTCCAGCTTCTTCTCCAGCAGGGCCAGCCGCTCGGAAAGCAGGGAAATCCGGGGATCCTTGGGGCGATGCTCCCAGAAGCCGTACTTCTTCCACTCCGGGAACTCATTCACCCCTTCGTCCGTGACATGGTGGACCGAGGGCTTGATGCTCACCCCAGCCTCCCCAGACATGGCGTACAGGGTCACCGTCCTGGACGCCGCCTTGCAGACGATGGCTGGCACATGCGGGGCGCCTTCATGGGTCTGGAACAGGACGATCTCACCAACTTCCGCCTTCGGCATCTCGTAACTCATCGCTTAATACTCCCACTGGGGGCTAGGAAAATACACGGGTCTTCGGACTTCCGTTGTCTCATCAGACGATTGGCATGCCACTTCACCCACCACGGCTCTGGGCCAACCTGCGTCGGCGGCCGGTGGTACTTGGGTTCGTAGGCGCAGAGGTACTCCGCGGTCTGGCAGGCGTGAACCTCGCCCCGCGTCTGCGGCTCGTCGGTCACGTAGACCTGGCCGTTGACGGTGGTGGTCTTCTTGCGATACCGCTTCAGCTCCCGTACGAGGTTCGGGCAGCCACCTTCCAGGATTTTGAACTTGGTGGTCCCGTCACCGCGGATGTGCATGTACTGCCGCACCATGGCCGTGCGGGCCGGGATGTCATCGGATCCCGGGAGGAACTGGTGGGCCGTGAGGGCGAAGCGGAGGTTCCGTTTCTTCAGCTCCTCGGAGTACATCTCATGTGGCAGGCGGCCCGAACCCAAGTCCCGGAGGGCGCCGCCGTGCATGTCCATGATGGCGGCGTAGATGTACTGGTTCTGAGCCTTGGCAAAGAACTGCTCGCCCCAGATCAGGGCATTGCAGTTGCGGATGTACAGTTCGTCATAGAAGAGGATGAACTTCTCGTCCGGCGGGACCGCAGCGAACAGCGTAGCCATGACGGCATGGCCGGGGTCAATCGCCACGTACCGCGTCCAGTCCGCCGGGATCTGGCCGTCAGGAAGTTCCGAGCGGCCCATCATGTGGACCGACGCATTGAACGTCGGGTACATCAGCGTGGAGCCGGTGGTGAACTCACCCTCGGCTCGCATCTTCAGTTCGTCCTGGCCGAGGGCCGCCCACCGCTCCAGGTTCTTCTTCTTCTCTTCCTGGTCGATGTGGTCGTTGTCCAAAAAGCGCAGGACGAACTTCCGGATGATCGGGTCTTGGACACCATCTTCCTCGGCGCGGTCGGCCCGCTCGCACAGGCCAAGCAAGGCATCATTCTTGGACCACGGCATGGCCGACCACACAAAGCGACCTTTGCGATCCGAGAGGCGGGCCTGCATTTCGCCCACCCACCGCTCGTTGTTGATGTCCTCGTCGATATGGACGAGGTCTGCCTGGAAGCCCTGCGGCGGCTCGCCCTCGGAAGAGAAGCAGTAGATCGTCCAGCCGTTGGTCAGGTCCGCCTTATTGAGATAGCCTGCGTTCTTCTGCGTCCACGCCATGTCTTTGATCATCCGTGGCGGGATCAATGGGGGAGCTGGCTTGGACTCGTCCTTGCGGTGACCATCGCTCGCCGGATTGAAGGCACGCCAGGCTCCGGTCACTTCATCGCGGATAATCCGAAACGCCCCGGCTTTGAAAAGCATGGGATAGACCACCATGCCGATGTGCTGCCAGTTCTTGCCGATGATTACCAAGTTCCCGTTTTCCTTTGGGTACTTGGCGTGCGGATCCTGGCCTGTCGCCGCGCGGGCGTCTTCAATGAATGTGCATGCACTCTTGCCGCTACGGTTGCCTCCGATGACCAGTCGCTCGCTCGCCCGGCAGGAATGGAACGCCTCCTGTTTCGGCATCGGAACCCAAAGGCGCAGGGCCTCCAGACGGCGCTCAGTGAGCGCGGTCTGAACGTCCTTCATCTGCGTCAGGGCGTGCTGCGTGAGCCCGCCTATCGGCCCGTCAGCCTTCGGAGGCGGCGGGATCTTCGGATGCTTTCGCACGCTCGTTCAATTGCTGGATCGTTGGCGAAGACCATTCGCCGCAGTAGTCATTCCGCGCTACCGCCGGGAAGCTCACCACCGGGGGCATGCGATGGCATCGCAGCAAGTCCGTCTGTGGTATGACCTCCGACCAGCGGCAAGTTCGGCACACTCTGTCCATCAATCACCTCAACTTTTAGACCAGCCACGCCCAGTTTCGGCCGGCATGGATCAAGGAAATGGCTGTTTGCGACACCCCGAACCACCTCGCCAGGAAAGTGCATGGCCCGCCGTGACTGCCCCGCACTGGAGGATTCCGCCGCAGGAAAGCCTTAATGCACCGCACCTCTGGCTCAGTTAGCTTGACCGTGCTGCTCCGCGCTCCACGCATGGACCGCCCTTTAGCGGCCTTGTCGGCCATGTTGTCGGCAGGAGTCCCCAAGAACAGGTGTTTTGGATTCACGCATATCGGGTTGTCGCAGCGATGGCAGACAAGCATGCCGTCCGGAATCTCCCCATTAAATTCGGCGTATGACACGCGGTGCGCATAGCGAGTGCGACCCTTGTCACTTACTGCCCCATAGCCTGTATTGAATCGCCCGCCCTGCCATTCCCAGCAACCGCTGTCTGCGACTACGGACTTACTGACCAGCCTCTCCTTAACAGACTTCCTCATGGCTCCCGGTTTGCTCCTCCACCGACCGAATCCTCAGGCGCCGTTTGGGTCGCGCGGTCTACATAAACCACAGTTTGCTGCTCGGGGGCGGGGATCTGAGGCGCGGGAAGGCCCGGCACGCTCTCCACCACATTGACATGCTGCATGCTCATGGCCGCCTCAAGGACTTGCCGTCGCAGCTCGGCTTCCAGTTCCTCTTCGGTCATTAACTCCAATGGCTTCTTGGCACCTCCCATAGCCGTGTTTCCCACAACTAAGCGAACGACGGTGTCAAGCATCTTTGTGCGGAAGGCACCGCCGACTGGGGCTTCGTAAAATTGTTTCAGGAATGCGTTTGCGAACCCACGGACGCCGCCGAAGTAGTCCATGAGGATCTCAAGGAGCTCCGACGAGTGCGGGATGTTCGCACCGCCAAGCCGAGAGGCTTTGACGAAGGAGTCGATGGCCGACTTCTCAATCCTGGCCAGCCGCTTGTTGCGGACCTGTTTACGCTCACCCTTGAGCTTGTCGTTCCGGCAGCGACGGCACCGCGCGTGCAGCCCATCCTTGGACTTGTGAAAGTTCTCGGTGGTGGCGGGATACGATGTCCCGCACTGAATGCAAGTCTTATACGTTGACACTCTTCAGCCAGGCCGGCGGCGATATGTCTACCAGCTTCACGCCTGGATCGACGTTCGCCTCCCAGCATGCCTTCATCTTGCTGCTGATATCCTTCGCCGCCAGCACCTGCGGCTTACCAACACACTTCGGCTTCCAATGACCGGCCCAGGCGTCCCAGTTGCAGTACACCGGGCTATAGCCAAGTTTCTGGGAGCCGACCATGGACAGGTCGCGGGTCATTGTCACATCTTCAGTGGAAGCCTTCTCAGCGCAATACTTGTCCTTCCACTCGTAAAAAAACCACGGCTTGTCGGCTTCGCTCTTGGGTTCCGTAAGGTCGAAGCATCGCATGTCGTACATGATCAGCCCGGTCGGCAACGCGGCGCACTCCTGGATGCCGGCCATCTTCACGGCAGTGTGGCGGTCGTACATCTCCAGTTGGAAGTCGGGGTTCGGATTGTCTGAAGCCCAGTTGTTCCACCGGAAGACATACACGCACTCCTGCGGCGGCGGGCCACAGTACGGGGCACCAATGCAACATGGACCCTTGTGGTAGTGGTTGATGAGGAAGTCCAGACTGCTCTTGAAGAACGGCCGGGAGCCAGGATGGCCGGCGAGCATGTCCGGCTTCATGTCGCTGTCCACCATCACCAGAACGTCCACGCCGTACTCCCGAGCCTGAATGACAGCCCGGTTGCGGGTCATGGTGATGGGCGTGTCTGACAGGTTCCAGACGCGGATGCTGCCCACGCGGTCATCCTTGGAGAGGTCAAGGACTACGGGGATCATCCATTCGCGCACATCTGGGTGTTCTGACGAGATGCCGCCGTTGCCACCGTAAGAGAAAGTAACGATGCCGACGTTGAACTTTTGCTGCATATGTCACCTCGGGGGATAGGTAGACAAGTTTACACTAGCGCGCCGCCGGATGCAACTATATCTGCTGCATCATTGAGTAGATGCGGCGGTTGGCCGGGGACATGGAGACCAGCCACTGCTTGTTGGCCTGCGAATTAATTGCCGCCATATGCGCGGCTCGCGACTTCTGAAGCTGGTCGGCCTGATCAGTGGGCTGGCCACTGGCGGCCTGGTTGGCGGCGCTGACCCTCGCCAGTGCGTCCTTCTGCGTCCACTGCCCTGTCACATTGTTAAACGAGCCGTTCGCCACAGCGGCCATGCTGGCTTTTCTCATCAAATCCTGCTGCTGCTGCGCCAGGCCAGAACGCCACACAGCATCTGCCGTGGCGTTAGGGTCGCTTGCCTCGGCCGCCGACAGTGCGCCCTGATACTCGGGCTCCTTTTTGCTTGGCCCGGCCTTTCTCCGAATGCGGTAAGCGCCGTCCTCACCGACCGTCGCCTTGTCAACGCCTCGCCAGTCGTAAATGGTGTACTCTGGGCCCGATGGGGTGTCACGCTTTGTGACGCGATCCCCACGTTGCAGATCCCCGAACATCGGCAATGAGGTTACATCTGCGCCAGTCAAGAGCTTTTCCTCTGGCCGCAACGGCTTAAATGCGGCTCGTCCTTCACGCTCTTGTTTCATTAGGTAGTGGTACGCACTGGGGTCCATGCCGGCCGCGGTTAGCCGCTTAGTCGCCTCGTCCTGCTTTTTGCGGTAATCGTACTCCGCCGTCAGCTTGTCCATCTCCTCTTGTGGGAAAGCTCCGCTGTCCTGCGCAGCCTTTAGCACCTGTTGGTATGCGGCTTCGTACCCGCGCCCACTGCCTCCGCGCTTCTCGGGCTGCATGGCGGCGCGATTAAAATCACCAATTAGGTCGCGGATTAAATTGGGGCCCTCGGCGGGAGTAGGCATGCCGCTGTTCAGCGCACCGCCCATGGACTGCAAATACGTGGCCATCGGGCTGGGCTGCTGCTGCGGCGCGGCAGGGGGCGGCGTTTGCTGCGGAGGAGCCGGCGGGGCGGCTGGCGGCTGGCCCATGTATCCGCCGCCACCATACTGCTGACCATAAGGCTGCTGGGCGTACGGGTTCTGCCATCCCTGCTGCACCATGTCGCCGGCCTGGCCCCACATCTGCATGGGGTTGAACTGCGGCTGCTGGCCCCACGTTGGCGGCGGTGCCCCCTGGCCCTGGTACACGCCACCGTTGGCCATGTACTGGCCCATCTGGTCGTTAGCCGTCTGGATAAACGCATCCCGCTGCTGGTAATACTGATTCGGGTTCATCTGCCCGAATGGCGTCTGCATGGTCTGCGTGAACGGCGGCTGCTGGCCGCCTTGCGAGTTTTTGATCGGCACTGGCATCCAGCCTTCGCTGCGTGATCCTTCATTCACACGCTGCCACTGAGTGCCAGCCGGCGGCGGATTGGACGGGTTGTTCTGCCACGGGTTCTGGCTGACGCCCGGCCAGGATTGGTTTGGCGTGCTTGGCGTCCACCCCTGATAGCCCCAGCCTTCGATTTGTGACCCGGGAGGTATGTGTGGCAGCGGAGTGCCAGCCAGCGGCTCGGTGCGACGAACGTCAGCGGCAGGCAGCGGGGTCGGGTACGGTGACTGTTGGCCGCCTGTGCCGGGAGTGCTTGGCGCGTAACCCTGCTGGCCGTATGGCGTGCCCTGCGACTGCGGCTGGATGGGCTGGGCCTGGCCGGGTCTGAATGACTTGGGCGAGCCGGCCTGTTGCCATGCCTGCTGGGATTCCGGCGAGTATCGCTCGGGGCTCTGGAGCCAGGCGCTGTAGTTGAACTGCCCCGAGCCGCCACCTTGCGTGGACTGTTTGGCGGGAGGAGTCGGTCGCCGCCCAAAAGAGCCGCCGGAAAACATGGCGTTCATCAGCTCTCCTCCACTATTTGATCAACGCCCATGCCGGTGTCTTGCATCATCCGTAGCCGAAGCATGTCCAGGTACGGATTCTCTCCACGCACCTCTGCAATGAGCTGCCGCAGGTAGTCCAGGTTTTGAATCGCCGGATCGTTCATGTTCTAGATAGAAAGTGGAAAAGCCTCTGACCCGGTTGCCCAGATCAGAGGCTCCCCCCTAGCCCCAAACAGGGCATGTTCAATACCGGGTCTGGAGGATCGCCAGGACGTTCGTCCCGGTGGTCGCCCCTGCACTGCACGCACGGCCCAGCACGCCGATGCCGTTGTCGTTGGCACCAGCGGTCGAAGCCGACAGCGGCGACGGCGTCACGCGGCCGGCGGTGGAGCTGGTGCTGGCCGCGGCCGTGATGGCCGACAGCCGATTACCAACCGCCACATCCGTGCCCGAGAGCGCCACAGCGACCTCAGTCGGACCCGACACCGTCACCCAGAACACATCGTTCACAGCCACGCCGCCGGCCGGCAGGAACTCATCCACAACGCCCACCCGCTCCTCGTTCGTCACGGCCGCATAGCCGTCAACGGCCGAGAAGACCGAGAGGCCGGCAGTGCCGACCGCAAACCGCACCAGACGCTTCGGAGCGAGAGCGACACTGGCCGCATTTCGCACCGCCACGCAGGTCTTCACCCGATTCGACCGCACGCGGCCGGTGTTCGGATCAACGTCAGGAAACTGCTTCAGTACCCCAACCCAGTTCTGGCCGTCAGCGGTGGAGCTGACGCCCAGCGTCTGACCAAGGGCGAACGGCGGATCAATCAACAGACTCATGTTTCACTATCTCCTTGGTTTCAGACAACGAGCTTGAAGAAGTTACGCGGGCTCTTGAACTTGAGGTTGCCGAGCGTGGACACCACGTAGCGGTACTGCTGCGTGATCTCGTCGTAGAACGGCCCCTCAGAGGTCATCAACTGACCTTCCATGCAGAGGAGTTCGATGTTGCCCGTCGCCAGACCGTAGCCGGTGTTGGCAGGAACACTCACCTCGCTCCCGACCTCCACGCCGTCGAACTCAAACACATCCGTGAAGCCGTAGCTCCGCAGACCGTTGGTCCGGCTGACGATGACACGCTCCTTGGCATCCAGCGTGTTGAGGAAGTCGATGTACAGCCGCCGGTCCAGGAGAACCATGTCGATCTGGTCTTCCTTGGTGTCGTTCCGGCGGGTCTGGTGGATCGCCTCACGCAGGGCCTTGGAGCAGTTGTCCTTCCAGGTCGAAGCCCCGAAGTACGAGCTGTCCGCGTTCACAATCACCGGGCTGAAGAAGTCGAACTCCGGATCGACATCGCCGTTCGGCCACATCGACACGCCGTCCGCCGAGCCGCCGTACGCACCGAGGACGGTCGAAAGACCGGCGTAGGTGTCGTTCGGGTAGTAGAACGGGTCAGCACCGTTGGCCGAGCGGGCCGTGGCACCAGCCAGAGTGGCGTCAATCGTCTGGGTCGCGCCCATGAACGATTCGATGCCGTGGAACCGCAGCTCATTGCCGGCCGCGTAACCGTCCTGCACCCACTCCTTGGCCAGGTACTGCTCCATCGAAGTGAGCAGACGGCTCGCCATTTTCCCGGCCACGTTCACAAGAGCTTGAGCCGAGCGGTTCTCCAGCATTTCCTTCTTGTAGATGGCATCGGTGACCTGGGCCCCCCGATACTCCAACTCTAATTTCTTCCAGAGATTCTCGCGGGCGAAGCTGCGAGGAGTCTCACCATTATTCCCAGAGGGATTGTGGTTCCGGTACTGGATTTCCCAGTCGAAGCCACGGCCACTCATGTTGGTGCGGATACGGCCCGCACCCTCAAGGGCAGCGAAGAACTTAAACTTCCGCAACGACGCAATCTCTTCCTCACGGAGATGATTGACAATCGTCGTTGCAATGGAACGAGCCCAGTCGGTCGAACTGCTCATCAGATCACTCCATCGTTAACGAGTTGGCCGCGAAGCCTCTCTTCAAAAGACATCCGCTGGCGAGGTGCCCGCGGCTCAGTGGTTCCAGCACTACGGTTGGGGGTTCGGGTCGCACGTTCCCGAAGGAACTGCATGTTGCTCTCCGCCACGGGGTCCGAGGGCGGGGCAGCCGGCTCGGCATAGCCCTGCGGCATCTGCGGCGGCATTGGCTGCGGCACGGGAGCCTGCTGCATCTGCTGATAGCGGACGTTCAGGAGATCACGCTGGAGCATGCCTGTCGCAAACTTCCAACGAGCTTCCGGAGAATTGATTCCAAACTCCGAAGCCTGCTGGATATACGCCTGAATCGCCTGGCCTTCCCGCGAGATGTTGCCCGCCTCGTCGTAGAGCCAATCCGCGTTCTGGCGTTCCAGATCCTGGACATAGTTCTGCGCCTGGTACTGGCCGAGGTGCTGTTCGACCAGCTCCTTGGCCTTCTGCATGGCAACGTCTTCGATGAACGGCTTCAGCGTGTTCTCGGGATCCGTGACGAACTTGCGGGCGAAGTTCGCTGTGTAGTCCTGGTACTTCCGCAGAGCCTGCTGGGCTTCGTACGGGGCGTTGGGGTCAATGACCTCTTTGCCCGTCTGCGGATCACGGACGATGTAGGACTTGTACGATTCCTCAACGCTGGGAGGCGCCCACCACTTCGGCTTCTCGGCCGGCTTCGGCTGGGCAGCCTCACGCTGGGCGGACTGCCAACGCTCGTACTCCGCCTTGTTGCGGAGGTACTCATTGGCCTGCGGGATCAGGTTCTGGTACTGGGAGAGAACCCGCTGGCTTTCCAGGTAGCCCTGCTTGGAGCGATACAGATCCTGGGCAATGGCCAGATCGTCTTGGCCGGCAAATTCTGGGAGATGGCGGAACGCTTCGTAGGGCGTGGAGAAGCCCTGCGACTGTTGCTCAACGGGAGCGGACGCCTCGGGGGCGGGTGCTTCTGCTACCGGCGCTTCGTTAACAATTTCGTCCGACATAAACCTCAGTGCCTCGGGGGAGTTGGCTCTGAAAGGTTTAATGCCGCTATAGGGGCGAAATTGTTACACCTACTGCACTTCCGCCTGCTGCTGGCCGCCTGCCGAAGCAGCGCTCGCCGCTATTGGAGCCATGATGCCGTACTTCCGCAGGATGCGGATGGAGTCTTCGGTGCCTGGGAACATCACGTAATTGCGGGCGCGCATGCCATCGGCCTGCCTTGCGCCCAGGAATGTATTTCCAAAGATGCCGCGCTCAAACAACAGGTCAGAAGCACGGCTGTCACTCAGGCCGTCCCCATAGTGCTTGGCGATCTGATCGTACGCCTTGCCGCCCTTGAGGTAGACAGCCTCTCGGTCCAGAAGCTCCCGAATAGCATCTTGGATTTGCTGCGGCTGCTGAAGGACGGGCGTGCCCCAGTCCAGAAGCTCGTCTTGCCTTCTCGGTATTTCGACCTCATAAACGCGCCCGCCTTTAGGCCGATAGTATTCAGCAAGGTCGTTGGCTTTTGTCAGGTAGAATCCATGGCCGTGTGAGGCGCGCCCCTCGCCAGAGCCGATCTTGCTTGCCTCAAAGCGGTCGAAGTCATAAGGGCTGCCGTGATACGCCCGGATGTACTTGGCCTCTGGTGCCTGGCCTGCGATGCCGCGGAGAAGGGCGTCTAGCTTTGCTGGGTTTGCCATCTACTCGTCCTCCATCCTGCGGTTCGCCTCACCGATGCCAACCCATGTTGCAGGCATGGCCATCTCTTGGCCGAAGAGACTGCCCGCTCGCAGTGCATGGGCTGCTCGGGCCGCTGGCGCTGCGGCCCTCAGTCCCTTGGATAGATGGCGGATTGCGGCCGTGGCTCCGGTAACGGGGTCTGCGGCGGCCTCTAATGCATAGCCCGCCATGTCGGTCTTCCAGTTGTCAGGGAAGCCGAAGTCTTCCTTCAGCACTTGCGGGCCTTCGACAATGCCTTTGTCCGGAAGTTGCGGCAGGGCGGCGCCTGGGTTGCCCTTTGTCTGAAACATGAGCGTATGGTTGAACGGAATCTTTCCGACCAGATCACGCTCCGCGGCCCACGCCTCATTGGGATCCTTGCCCTGGACGGCATTCCAAAGACCGCCCGTCGCTTTGTTGGCTACGTGCGGAGCGTTCTCGGCCGCCTTATCCAAGTCCCAGGCGGCCCGAGCGGTGTTCGCTGCCACAGAGAACGGGGCCTGCACCACATCAAAGGCGTTGCGGAGCGGCATCCCTGGAGAAAGCATGCCACGCTCCCGGTAGGGCGAGCGGTCGATGTCATCAAACTTCAGCTCTCTGCCGACCACATCCCGCATGTAGCCTTCGCCCGTCATGCTGCTGACGGTGGGCTCTCTGTAGATCACCGCCTGGTTAAACCCCGGAGCGTCCTCTTCCTGGATCTTCTGCAACCGCTCCATCAGGGCGGCGTACTTGAGCTTCTGCTGGTACTCCTCGTTGGTGAGGATCTGATGGCCCAAGACACCTGGATGATTAGCCACTACGCTCAACATGGAAGGGTAGGGCTGACGCGGCATCTGTGCCGTTTCGTCCATTGCCTGCTGGATGCGGTCGTAGATGTCGGCCATTACTGGTTGAGCCTGTCGATGAGATCGTCTTGGGACATGATGCCTGTGGCTACAGCCGCGCCTACGCCACCTTCAATGAGACGGCGGCGCATTTCGTCGGACATGAGGTAGCGGCGGCCGGGTGGTGCGGATTGCGAGGTGCCAATAGGCTCCAGCTCACGCACGTTCTCCCACGCATTCATCGCCGCGGCGTCACGCTCCGCAAGCCGCATGAGGCCCGGCATCAGGTTGGCGGATGGGCGTCCTGATTCCTCCAAGGAACGGGCGAGCTGCTCCGCCTCTTCCATGATTGTTTCTGGGAACAGGTTGTCGGAGATCGCCCGCGCAAGCTGTCTGTAGTGCGGATGCACATCTGGCGGGAGTCGCATCCTTGCGTCCGCGGCTATCTCGGCAACTTCCGTGCGGACCTGATTGCGGTAGTCCGACTGGCTGGGAGCGGTCGGCGTGTCATCGGTCAGCCCGCCCATCTTCCTGCCTAACCGCTCCAACGCGCCGGGCACTACCTTGCCGTACAGGTGCTGAAGATGATCCATGTCGCCGCCAGAGATCGCTGCGGCCCTTGGGCTTACGACCTCTATTGCGCGATGCCCCTGCCGTGCTGCCTCTAGAGCCAGCCGCTTAATCAGCAGGTCGCTCCATGCGTCTTCCAAGGCAAACGGAAGCTGTCGCCGAAACGGCTCACCAACAATTTCGCCATCATCTCCAAGATTGAATCGCCATCCTGCGTTCTGCAACGCCTCTTGGTAGTCAGCATCCGACTCTGTGCGACCTTGCCTCGGCGCCCTGTCTTTCTGGGACTTAATGTTGAAGTTGTTGATGTCTGACTGGATTTCGTTGATTCGCAGCGCATCGCCATGAGTGTCAAAGCGAGCGTGCCCCACAGTTCCTGCGGCAGCAGCCCGCCTGGTTTCTTTACTCGCAACATCCAGTGGATTGCCTGGGTAGTCTGGATGAAAGTGGTGGGGGTGCGGCAAGTCACGCGCTGGGTTCGACGGGTCGATTAAAAGCAGTTCTGAATACCTCTCTCCCCCCTGGCCGTAGTTTTCAAACCGTGGCCTGCCGTGCGACACACCAGAACCGATAGGCGACGGTGCGTCCGAATGAACCGGATCTATAGTCGGATTAAAGCTGAAAACGTCCGGAGATTCATACACGGGCGGCGTTTCTGTTGCCGCCGGATTCCCGCCTAGCACCACTTCCTTGTGCGTATACACCGGGCTGCGTTCTTTGACGGCCTGGAGCAGCTCTTCCCGAGACACGGCCGGACGTTGGCCGATCACGGAGTCCAGGTCCACGGCCTTCAGCTCCCACCCGGGAACGCCGTCCTTGTAGCGTTTCAGCAGGCCAGGGAGTTCCTGCGTGCGGACGTTCTCAGGCATGGCCTGGATGGCACGCTCCAGGCGGGAGTAGATCCCGGGGCCTGGGTTGTAGGTCAGGAGGCCGGCGATAACGCGGCCGGCATCGTCAGGTTTGGCCATTCAGCAGTTCCATGCTCGCAGCGACTTGTTGATGCGGCTGTTGGGGTCGTTGGCCGTTTCCTTGCTGGTCAACTTGTCCTTCATGCCCTGCATCCTGGCACAAAACGAGTCTCGCCTGGGGCCGCCTTGTGGCTGCGGCGGCTTGAGATTGGCGCCATGCTCGCGGTTGTAGGCCGCCCGACCGCGGGCATTCAGGCCACCGTCAGGATCTTGGCCTTCCTTGCGAGTCCATGCGTCGGATCTCAGCCTGCGGATCTTGTCGCCTTCAGCGTCCATCAGTCTTCTTCATAGTCCCACAAAAACCAGAACGGGTTCACGCACGGATCGCTCACTTCTCCCAGCGTGTGCTGTAGAAGACGCCGTTGGCACGGTCCTCGGACTCCCTGGACGCTCGCTGCCGGCGCGATTCAATCTCCTGCTGCATCTGGAGCCGCTTGAGCAGGGCATCCTGGCGAATGCGCTCCAGTTCCTTCTCATGCTCCATGCGGCGCATTTCCCGCATCTGGGCTACGCGGGAGTCGTTTTCGTCCGACAGGGCGCCTTGCACCTGATTGGCCATGCCAGCCAGGTGGCTGCCGAGCTGGGCGTTGTGGGCGGCGGCCATGTTGTACCCACCGCGGACGAAATCCGAGCCGTCTTCGTACATGATTCCTGATCCTATGACTGTGGGCGGAACGGGCTGGCGGGCCGGCGGGGGGCGGCGGGGCCTACGGGGAGGTTGCGGCTGCCCAAAGCCCTGGAGGGCATTGGGTTCCTCGGGAGCCAGGAATGGTCCGACCTCCTCATCGTCGCCGTCCGGATTGAAGATTGCGTCTCGCATGGGCCCCTATCGACAAGTGCCTTTAAGACGCCGTTTGCGTTTCCTTGCCCCACTTCCCAACGGGGCATTCCTGGTCCGCCCAAGAGAGCTTGGAGATGTACTTCTTGGTGCGGCTGACGGGGCACCCGCATTTCTGGCAGGAGTTGTCCTTGAAAAACTCGCACCCCTGGCAGATGTCATGCCGCCGTAGGATCTCGGCGTCGGAGGCCATGGGCATGCCAGCAGCCACATGCTTGGCCGATGCGACGGCGAAGTTCTTCACCTTCTTCAGGAACGACGGGGCGTCGGCGCGGGTGATGTCGCCAGGCTTGGGACCGTGGGGCGAATAGCCAGGCTTGACGGCCCGCGGGTAGCTCGGGTGCGACTCGTCCACCGTGATCTCGCGTTCATCCATGCGGATCACGCAGCCACGCACCTCATCCAGCGTGTAGCCGCGCTCATGGCACCGAATGAGGAAGTTGATGGTCTTGCCGGTGATCATGGGAACTCATTGTCCTGGCACAGCAGGACACCAGTCTGCTCAACGCAGTCCGAGAACTTCGGTGGCGTCAAAGAGGCCGCATCGGCGGTGCTGCAATACGTGGTGGTAATCGGCACGCATTGCAGTGCTGTAACCCGGCTGACGGGACAGCCCTGACCGTTGTCGTTGCATAACGGGGGATCGTAGTACGGGTATCCCGTGCCACGCGCGTCTACGCACTCGTCGCAGGACGCCACCGTCTCTGGCTCCACGCCTTCCTCAAAGCAGCAGGTCACATTGCCGTCCGGGAACTGCATCTCCTCTGAGGTGACAACTGGAGTCTGCGTCTCCCCCGGGTCATACTCGGAGCCGTTGCAGTCCACGCAAGACGCCACCACCCGCGTGCGGTAGTACCACTGCCGGCACATGCTCTCATACACGCCAGGGCCGCACGGATTGGTTGTGTAACATCCGGGGAATGGGCCGGCATAGCTCTGATGCCCCAGGGCCGCGCCCGCGCAGCCTTTGACGGCGACCGCGTTGTAGCCAGACTCGTTGGAAATAGTGATGGTCCCGGTTGGCTGGCTGGCCGGAATCGGATCCGAGAGCGTGGGGCGTGAACCAACGGGCGTGTCGGCAGCCACGGGGCCGAAGAAGGACTCCACCTTCTCAAAGCACAGGAACTTGTACACGCAGCACATGCAGGGGTCATCGCACCGCATGCCAGAGGTCCAGGTGCCGCCAGACCCTTCGCACTCCTCTTGCGTGGTGCGAACTTCATCCTTGGCACCGTCCAAGCAGCAGCACCCGCGATTACAGCACGCACACGGCATAGGAAGCCTCCAGACGCCCGATCCTAGTAGACAAGTGTCCACAGGCGTCACGGGAGGCTAGCGGCCGTTAAAACGCACGCCAGAGGCTCTGGCGACACGCGGCGGGAAAGTGGGACGGTGGGCGGGTGGGAGCGGGAATGACCGGGGGAAACATGTGGGGGCCACGGGGGTGAAAAAAGTCAGGAGGGGAATTGACATGATCCTGCGCGGCGACTGGGGGGGCTTGGGGGGCTACCTTTCGGCAAGGCTAACCCTCCAAGCCCCTTTCCCTAAGTCTAGCACTGGCAAGGCTTTAGCCGTTGCCGTGAGTCTACCTGATCGGCTTTCGATTTCGTAAGGTTGCCAACCGGGGCCGGTTTCAATCCCGGGCCCCGGTTGGCATGCATGGCCTACCCTGCCGCCCGTTTCCCTGCCGCCCGTGCCATTTCATCGGCAAGGCTATAGGCCAACGTCCGGACGGCCGTCCCGTCCCCTGCCATGGCTGGAACCCCTGACGTTGGAACGTCCGGCCGATTGAACCGGCGGCACTCCGTTCGTCCTAGGATTGCCATGGCAGCGGCGGCGGTTCCGATATCGTCCTTCCCCAGTGCTGCCGTCTTAGCCTTGCCGATTTTCCGATTCTCCACAGTTCCAACGTAGGGAACGTGCGGCCGTCCCTGCCGATCCACTTCCATTGTGGGCGGCAGCGGTTCGTAGGCGACCCGTGTCGCGGAACCGGGCCAGTACAACGGACGGCCGTTCGGAGCGCGTCCGGCCATGGGTCGCCCTACCGTGCCGACGATTGTGACACGGTATCGGGTCCGTTCCGGCCGTCCCTTCACCGGGCGGCGGCGGGCCTTGCGTTGCCGATCCGAAACGTACCTTAGCCCTTCCAGGGTCGCGGTTTCGATAGCCTCTAGGATTCTGTCCGGCCGGGGCTGTCTGGCATCGTCGGAAACTCCCCGAAACGGGGATTTATTCCGGCTTTCCTCGCTCTCACTACTCCCGGGATCCCGTAGGCTTTTCTTTGCGGCGGCACGTTCGGCACGTTTCCGGATCCGATCCGTTTCCGTGTCGCCGTTCCATCCCTTCACCCTCCAACGGCGACACGTTCGGAAAACGTAATGAAGCGGGGCGATTTCGGCCGGTATCGTCCCTGTCATAACGTCCATGACGATCCGCGACGTTATCTCCTCCCGTTCTTCCGGTGAGAGAGTGTGGGGGCTGTCAGTGCCAGACCACTTGCGCACATAACTCGCGACGATCCGCAACGCGGCGGCGGCGGTGTCGTTTGACCACTTAAGCGGGTTCCGTTCGTTCGTTTCCATTGTCGTACCCTCCAATATATAGCGGACTGAACCGGTAACAATTCCGCCGGGAAACATTCCAAGCGGTTCATATATAGTATCGGCTATTCCATCGGCCGCAAGAATTATTTTCCGGAATTGTTCCGCCCGCAGTCCGTCATATATCATCGCCACCAACGGACGAACGAACGGACGGTATCAACGTCCGTTTCGCACGTTCGGCCGTGACGATACGGTGTCTGCCTTGGATTCTACGGGCAGCGGCGGCACAAAGATTTTCGGATTTTTGTTCCGCCGTCAGTCCGCTATCTATCGTCCGATCCAACGGACGGCACGGGGAGTAAACGGTTTACTTCCTGTGCATGCGGGCAGTTACAGTAAAGGAGGTGTCGCCTTGCTTGGTGCCATCCGGTCGCCTTGAGCGATGTGGGGAAAACCGGCCCCTTAAATGCCGATTCTGGGCAAACGTCTCGGTAACCCAGGCCGAAACTGGACAGGCGTCCAGTCCGCCAGTTATGCTGGCGCTGATGAGGCCAATTCCTTGGAGGTTGCTATGAGCAACAGTCCGTACAGGCGGGCCTGGGCAGTGGTGAAGATTTTCACTGCTGCGCCCGGGTTCGGGCCTGGGCAATTCGTATTCCTCGGGCAGGACAACTTCCGGCCCGATGAGTCGCAGATCGACTTTGAACGTCGCGTCTGCGAGCGGTTCGATGTTCGCAGGGATCGCCTGCGATATGTGGAAATCGACCTGTAGGAGGTGTCGATGCGAGACAGCCTGTATATCGGTTCTGCCCCATACGGGGAGGACTGTGCGCAGGTCGGAGCGGACGATTATCGGGCTCGGGCCCGTGCGGAGTGCCACTCCTTCCGGCGACAGTTGATTCGGATGTTCGGGGAGCCGCCAGAGGGTTGCTCACTGGTGATCAAGTCGAACCCCCATGATTTCGGCAGTTACCTATCGGTAGATGCCGTGTTCGACGGGGATAACGACGAAGCCGTGCAGTATGCGTACCGCTGCGAGTCGGAAGGCCCGCAGGAATGGGACGCCGACGCGCGGCAGGAACTGCATCTGGTTTGACGGGATTCGATCCCGGGCAGGTGGCTGCGGCTAACGGGCGATTGCCCAGGTAAGTCCGAATGCTGCCTGCCCGGGTTCGGTTGCCGTTTCTACGGTGTCCGAATAGCCCCCTCTGGGCTGACATCAAAACTCCCTGCGATCAGCAGCGGGAGTAGTTCGCGGAAGATGGTACACGCGGCGGGTTCCCTGTCGCATTCCATGCCGCCGTGGTGCCAGTAGGGGGCTATTCGGCTGCCGTTTCTGGTAGTCGGTTCTTTCACGGAGGTGCGTATGGTCGCAAGATCACGCACCGCCAAGCCGCTCGGTGTCATTCTGCACCGAGGCCGGTCGCCGTTCGACGGCTCGCCCTATGTGGTCATCATGCCACTGGGCAAGTCTGGGAACATTAAGACCGGCAAGATGCTCCAGACCTACATCATTAGGTCGCATGTGCATCCGGTCCAGGCGGTGCGCACGGGTGGCGATGGTGCCATCTGCGGCACAGGCGAGCATGCCTGTCCGCTGCAAGGGCTGATGGTTCGGAAACGCGGCAAGCGTAAGTTCCGGGCCTGCTATGTCAACGTCGGGCAGGGTCCAGCCATGGTCTATGGGGCGTTCCGCAGGGGACGCTATGTGGACTATGTGCCGGCCCTGCATGACGAATACATCCGGGGTCGCAAGGTGCGTTTCGGCACCTACGGTGAGCCGGTGCTGATTCCCCTGGAGCTGGTGCAGCATCTGGCCAGTCTTTCGGCTGGCTGGACGGGCTACACCCACCAGTGGAGCAACCTGGCGTATCGGGACTACCAGCGGTTCCTCATGGCGTCAGTCCATGGGAAGCGCGGGCCTTGGTCCCGGGAGCATGCCAAGAGTCTCGGCTGGCGGACGTTCCGCACCATGCGGGATGGCGAGCCGGACGATTCGGAGGTTCTCTGCCCGGCATCCGCCGAGGCCGGGAAGCGGCTGACCTGTGAGACATGCAACCTGTGCGACGGTGCCGGAAGGCGCAAAGCCGGGCTGCAACTGGTGGACGTTTACATTCCCGGGCATGGTGGCAAGGCGATTATGTCTGCCATCAAACACCTGCCCATTCTTCAGGCATGAGGTGTGACATGATCGATGGGTTAGACAGATGGGCAGTACTTTATCGGGCTGCCGCCTCTCCGCCTGCCGATCCGCCGGAGGCTTTCCTTTGCTGGGCAGAGGATTTCGACCACGCCGACGAGCAGTGCCTGAACGCTTACCCGGGCTGCGAGGTGGTGTGGTCTTACCTAGGTGATGCCGATGGGGCATACCGCGAATACTACGACAGCCAGGAGGTGTGACATGCGGTTAGTAGATGCTTATTACTCAAACGAACTGCGGTGCTGGGTTCGCATGGAACGCCAAGTGGATGGCGAGTGGTGCCATACGTCTGGCTTTGCGTCCCGAGAAGCGGCCATGCGTGGCCGGGAGGTGTGACATGCGGAAGAGTCTGACAAGCCGCCTTGTGCATGCGGCTGACGATCTGCGTGAGCTGCGGATCGACCTGCACAACCTGGCGATCCGGCTGCTGGAGGACGATGCGGGCTTGTCCGCTGAGTCTTACTGGCTGCTGGATCAGGTGTTTCAGCGGGTCGGCGGGCTGGCTGCTGTCAATGCCCGGAAGCGTGATGATGGCAGGTTTTATATCCCCCCAATGGCAAAGGTGTGACATGGCCGACTACGACTGGCTGGGATACGGGCTGTTGTTGAAGTTCGACAACGGCACCGTGTTCATGCAGGGCGATGAGGCATCCGACCTGTACGACCAACTGGAAGCCTGTGGTACAGGCGAAGAGATCGACCTAATCCTTGGAGACTACGCCGAATTGGCGGAGGAGGTGTGACATGGGGCAGTACTGGAAGACGGTCAACTTAGATAAGCGGGAGTTCATCTGCCCGCACAAGTTGGGCGGCGGCATGAAGTTGTGGGAGCAAGTCAACAATCCGCCGGGAACCCCGGTGGCGTTATTCATCCTGACGGCAGCGATGCCAGAGCCGAGGGGTGGCGGGGATCTCAATCCGCATCCTGCCATCGGTCGGTGGGCAGGTGATCGCATCGTCACCGTTGGAGACTACGCCGAGGATGGTGATGTGCCAGGCTCCCGCATACCGGCGAGCGTGATCTACGCGCTGTGCCACAGCCAGGAAGACCTGGACGAAAGCCGAGCCTGGTTGCGGAAGATGATCGGTAAGCATGGAGACGAGCCTGCGGCCGACGAATGGCGAAGGCGGCTGGCACAACTCCGAGGCAAGAAGCCCTTCACCGATGTCTCTGACATGGTGTGCGAGGTGATTGAGAAGGAGTGCATGGGCAAGTTTACAGGAGACGGGTGGCGTACATGGGTTCCTAACCAAGGCGTGGAGGTGTGACATGCGGGAAGACACATACACGGAAAATGTGGCCGACATCATGGCTTGCTCGCGGGAGCGTGGTCTGATGCTGGCCATACTGAAAGCCTGGGATGAGCGCGGACTGCCCGATGACTTCGATGACGAGGGCGTGAAGTTCGCATTCAATCGCAGCAGCGGATACGTGTTCTTGGTCAACGAGAACTACGAAGTCTGCATGCTGCGTGGCGGCGGTCTGCAAAGGTTCTACTCCAGCCCATACAAGGGCGTGGAGGGATTCTGGGAGGACTTGGTTCCGCAGTATGCGTCCATGCACCCCGAGGATCAGGAGTGGATGCGTGAATTGGCGGAATCCCTTGGCAACGAGGTGCCCAATGCGACGAGTTGAGACATACAAAGGCTCCAAGGATTTCGTCCTGGCCCTGGAGCCTGATGATCTGGACAGCCTGCTGCCCACCTTCGACCGCGTGCGGTTGGAGTGGGCGAAGGAATGGCAGCGGCGAGGCAGCCGGGATGAGGGTTCATGCTGCCTCGGTGTCGGCGTGTCGGTGTACTACCTGCGACCGGGCAAGCGTAAGCCCGAACGGCGGCAGGTCATCTCATGGACATGGACACAGGGTGATCTGGAGGCAGATCGGACCCGTCACCTGCCACTGGGAATGCTCGCGGAGCATGGTGTGCTGGGTGTGTACGACTGTGGCCGGATGGACTAACGGAGGTGCGTGATGCCTGAGAAGGTCTGGGAGTTTACGTTCATGTGCGTTCAGGCTGCCGAGACATATGAAGAGGCTCTTGGTGCGGCCTGGACATATCTGGCAGAGCAGGCCGACAAGGGTGACCTGGAGCCAACGGCCTCCCGGGAACTAGACGAGTCTGAGTACACGGAGGCCGACGATGTGTCCGATGTGTGACTGCTGCGAGGTGGCCTGGGCTGCCCCGCTGGGTTCTCTCTGGCATGCCTGCTGTCGGGCATGTGGTTGGGTGTTTACCGTCGAACCCGAGGAGGTGAGCGATGGCGCTGTCCATGACAACTAAGGCCGCCCGTGAGGCGCAGGCGAAGGCGGCCAAGTACTGCGAAGAATGGCGGGCGGAGGCCAGCCTCGCGGCCATCGCACGCGAGATCATGGAAGAGTTCGATACGCGGCGAGACAAGCTGGAGTACCTCTGCCTGCGAGCCGCGTTCATTAAGTCGCACGGCAAGAAAGACTGGTCGATAGTGGACGATATTGTCACCGAGTTTCGCTGGTTCAGGAGGTGAGCGATGAGCCTGGAATACAGCATGTTCCGATTCAGTGATGACTATCCGACTGCCGAGGGGCTGTCGGAGATGATCATGCAGGTGGCGATGGATGACAGCGGCGGCGACATGGAAGGTGAGGTTCTTCGCCGTCTGGTGGATGCCTTGTGGTTTCTGCGCACCATCGCAGCCACCGCCGAGGCGGATGACGAGGACGAGGTGGACATCCCGTCAGTCCGAGAGCCCGGAGCCCTGTACATGGAGCGTTACGCCCAGGCATGCCAAAAGATTGGCGAGCCGTGCGACGAGGGCGATGCGTGGTGGGAGGAGTGGTGGCCGACTAACTGCCTGTGGCATCCCGCCGAGGTCGGCCGGCTGGCCCGGCTGAAGGCCGGTGAAACCCGGGCTGTACGGAGACAGCTGCGGGCGATGTTTGCCAAGCACAAGGAGGTGTCGGATGTGGGCAGTGCGAACACGGAAGGAAATCCTGGCGACGTTCAGTGACCGCTGGGAGGCAGAGGAATGGATGCGGACTTGGCGTTCCATCCATGGGCATCGGGTGTACCTAGTGCGAACGGAGAATTGAGATGGCTGCACGCAAGCAGGCGAAGGAATCCAAGCAGGATCATGTGGTGATTGCGCTCAAGCGGCGTGGTCTGAATGTGTTCACGGATGTCTACGGCCCTTTCACCAAGGCCAAGGCTCATGTGTTCGCATCTCACCATCAGCGGTTTGAGGGGGACGAATGCACGGTGGAGCAGATGGAGGCTCCGTGCAGCCACAACCAGTGGATCTTTGAGGGAGTTTCCTGAAAGGAGTCAGCCGTGAAGACGATAGTCCATGTCAATCAGCACATCATCAAGGCCAACGACAAGCACGGGATGCGTGACCCTGTCCTGACGGTGAAGACCTACAAGGACAATCGCTACGCCCACTCCGTGCGGATCGATGGACCATGCGTGGTGCGCTATGAACCTGACTGTCCGCTGGCCTGTGGGGCCAGGGTGTGGATCGAAACCGAGTGCAATGTGGAGGTTGCGTGATGAGTTATCGCCCCATGTTTCTGGTCGGGCGTGAGTGGGCTGGCAATGCCCTGCGGTTTGCCACTTATGCAGAGGCCGAGCAGTCGGCCTTGGAGTTGATGAGCCGGTGGTTCATGCCATCGGACTACCGGGTGGACGAGGTGGATGATGAGGTAAACTATGGGTTCGATCCTGAACGCGGGAACGTCCCGCTGGAGGTGATCAATGCCAACGCTTGAATTGACAAAGGCCGAATTGAATGAGGTTTGGGGTTGCCTGACTGTTGAGCAGGAGAACGTTGCCGAAATGTTGCGGCGATACCCCAAGGGCGACAGGGACCATGACTCCTACGCCAAGGCGGCTCGCCTATTGGATTCCATCCTTTACAAGATTGCGGAGGCCAAACGTGCCAAGCATTGAACTGACAGACGATGAGGTGCGTGCCATTCGGATTGTTGTCATCGACCATATCGATGCGACGAAAGAGTTCATAGAAGATACAGAGCCCGCAAGACTGGATCACCAGCGGGCGAGGCAGAACCTGGCGATTCTTTCAGCGGCACTACCAAAACTGGAGCATTCTCATGCCCAAGATTGAACTGACCGACGAGCAGGCCGAGGAGTTGCTGGACACCATCCAGGCACGGATCGATGACCTGGATGAAACAATTCGGCGTGAGGATCCGGTCGATGCCATCGGCCTGGTTCACATCCGCGAGAGGCTGCAAGACATCCTTCAACTACTGGAGATTGCGTGATGAACGAACGACAAGAGAATCGCACGTTCCGCATTACCGACGAGGCACTTGGTGCATTCCAGCAGATGATGTTTCACAAACTCCAGTTGTGGGATCGCTCAAGCGAACTGGAGAAGGCCATCGGATTCGACGTTGACAGCAGCGAGCTGGACGGATTGGCCGCATGCCTTGGCGACCCGGACACGGCATTCAACCTAACCGCCGAAGACCTGGATGACTGGCTCCAAGCCCATGCTGGCGACGAGCCATACGAAGAGGAGGATGCGTGATGACCTTTGAGGAATGGGAAGACACGCGGGTGCGTGCGCAGGACGGCTTCAAGGAGTGGCTGATGCGCGATAACTTCGGCTACGTGCCGGCCGGATGGCAAGAGGTGTGGACATACGCCCCGGGCATCATCGTCCGGCTGGATGGCGACACATACTTCACGCACATCGGTCGGTCGGAGTACACGGGATCGCGTGGCGATGTGGAGCGGCGACTGTGGGACGATTACGCCAAGCATGAGGTGGGATGATGCGGGTACTAGACCTGTACTGCGGAGCGGGGATGGCGGCAGATGGGTACTACGATGCGGGGTTCGATGTGGTCGGATGGGATGTGCGGCATCAGCCGAGCTACCCGTTCCAGTTCCATCGGGGCAGTGCCTTGGATGTGCTGGAAGATCGGGAGTATCTGCGGGAGTTCGACCTGATCCATGCGTCCCCTCCATGCCAGGCCCACACCCGGGCCAAGCATCTGCGGGAAGCACAAGGCGGCAAGAGTAAGTACGATGACCTGCTGACTCCGACCCTGGAGTTGCTGCGAGACTGCGGTGTGCCGTGGGTGGTGGAGAATGTGGTCGGCGCACCCGGGATGGAGGGTGCGGTGATCGAATGCGGCTCGGCCTATGGGCTCAAGGTCCGCAGACATCGACTGTTCCTGGCGTCCTTCCCCCTGGTGGGATCAGGCTGCAAGCACAAGGAGCAGGGCAAACCCGTGGGCGTGTACCACACCATGGGCGACACCTGCAAAGGGGTGTGCAAGAAGACTGGCAAGTTGGTGATCGGTGGCTCCACTGCCAAGACAGTGGAGGAAGGGCGTGATGCGATGGGCGTCACCCGCCAGATCACATGGAACGAACTGAAGGAGGGCTTCCCGCCTGCGTACACTCGCCACGTTGGCGAGCAGGCGATGGCCTATCTGTTGCAGCGAGGGCCACTCAATGGGTGCAGAGTTCGACTTCCTAACGTACCGCACGTTCGACAAGAGCGAGATCCGCAAGGCGTGGGCGGAGGCCGTGGACGGCAGCCTGCGGGAGAGCGGCAGTTCGTACAGCGGGTGCATCGGGATGCTGGGCGGCGAGATCCAGTGGCACCCAAGGAAACTCAGCACCCAGGAAGAGGCAGTGCAGTACGTCATGGAAAACCATGACAAGTGGGAGCCTCCGGTCGCCGTGCAGTTTGCGGATGGATGGGTGGTAGGTGGGTGGTGTTCTTCGTAACCCATGACATGAGGTGTGCCAATGGATATCGACTACGAACAGTTGCAGCAGGAAGAGATGCTGTGGCCGTGGATCAATGACCCCAGCGAGGAGCCTGGGGATTATGAGTGGGCCCATGAGGAGGACGAGTGATGCCATTTGCTGACAGTGAATACCCCAGCATCCTGCGGGGGAGAGACAAGAGAGAGAGCCAGCGGCTGATGGCGGCGGCACCGGAGATGCTGCGCGCCTTGCACCGCGTCATTGCTCAGTGCCATTGCGCCTTGGATTATGTCGGCGTGGACGATGCTCACACGCTACAGCGGGCGATGAACCGCGTCGGCAACGCTCGCAAGGTTTGCGAGGACGCCATTGCACTAGCAGAAGGGAGGGAGTGATGGGCATTACCAATCCGTCTGCCGCGTGCGAATTGCACAGTGCGTTGGCTGACATGCTGGAGGAGTATGAATACGACACCGAATGCCATGAGCAGTCCGGGATGGACTCCCATTCGCAACGCGACATCATTCTGCGGGCGAAGCAGGCTATCGCTCACTTCACTGGAGAGCCAGTGGCGCCGTGCTACTGGGAGGCCGAGGACTACGAAGAACCGGAGGATGCGTGATGGCACATACACCTGGACCGTGGTCCGTGCTGCCCACGCCGACCGACTCTCACCACACCCACAAGATCATGTACGACTGCGTGCAGGATCACCGCCGGATCGGTGCGGTGTGCGGGGTGTTTGCCAAGGAGGACGGCGAGGCGGATGCCAATGCCCGACTGCTAGCTGCGGCACCGCTGCTCCTGGACGCCTGCAAAGAACTGCTGATCTACCTCGGGGACTGGGATGACCTGGAGGATGAGACATGCCGGGCGGCACGGCATGCGATTGAGTTCGCTGAAGGAGGGAACCTATGGGAAGGATCGACGGGTGGACTGACCAGACAGTAGACTACGCTATCGCCTTGCTTGTGCAGGCGGAGCGACTTGTGCGGGAGGTGGAGCCGGATCTTTACGAAAAGATTCGGCGTTTTCTTTTGGAGGAGGCATGATGATCACACTGACACTGACTCCGCAGCACTTCCTGTACATCAAGGATGCTGTGGAGCGTGACTTGGAGGAGGCCCGTGACCAGATCATGTTCGGGCCGGAAGATGACAACGCCACCCATGTGTTCAACCAGGCACGGGTGGTGCTGAATGTGCTGAAGGATGTCGAACAGAAACAGGTGGTTCCTTTTTAAGGAGGTGAGTGATGACTGAAGAGTTCTGGAGTGTGGGGCCGGAGATCGACGGCATCCCAGGCAAGGCTGGCGACATGGTTTTTTGGGTCGGCAACTCTCGGGTTCCGTGGTGGATTGCCGAGTGGCAACCTCAGAATGGCAGGTGCTTTGCCATCATTAATGCGATGGGCGACGTTGGCGTGGCCGCTCCCGCTAATCTGAGCCGTGACTTTCGCAATGCCCATGCCACGGGAGGTGCGTGATGGCTAAGAAGAAGGCGGCGAAGAAGAAGACAAAGCCGAAGAGCGTGACGATGCGGTTCATCTCCGATCCCTGCCACGGCTGGCTGGAGGTGCCGCACTCTCTGTGTAAGGAGCTCGGCCTAGGCATAGACTTCCCGCGGCGAGGGGGCTTCTGCTACTTGGAAGAGGACAGTGAATGCACTGACTTTGAGCGTGCGGCCAAGCGGCGCGGCGTGTCGTTCGTAACGCCTGAGCATGAGGTGGACAACTTCGACTACTGGCTCAATGGCGATCAGTGGCCGTACATCCCGGCCGCTGTATACGGAGATGACCGCAAGCTTGTGTGCAGCGCGTTGGAATCCATGGGCACCCAGATGAAGCAGTGCCACCTTGATGACACGCACAGCCCAACGGAACGCAATGATTTCCGACAGTTGTGGGAGGATTGCGTCCGGCTGACGGCGAAGTTTAAAACCCTGAACGGCGTAGGAGGTGAGTGATGGCGTTTCGCAAGCATCGGAAGATTTGTTTCGACCATGAGCCCGGCCACAAGTACCCGTACGTGTGTACAGGATGGTGCGAGGTGGGCGGAATCTACGTGGGCGACCGCTTCACCGATGAGGTGGGCGAGATCCTGATCGAAGCCTGCCGTGGCGACGGCATTACCGTGGAGGTGGAGGAGGTGGCCGATGTCAAGAAGTGAGCCCAAGACCTGGGCCTACCGTGGCCGGGTGATCGAAGAGGACTTTGAGAGTTGGGCGGATCGGTCGAAGGAAATCTTTCTGAAGACACGGACGGGCTACATCATCCGTGCCCACAACTACACGGATGCGAATGATGGGCCGTTTGTTCCTGGGAAATATCGCACGCTGGTGGAGGCGAAGCGAGGGGTGGATGAAGTTCTCACAGAAGGGGTGTGGTGATGACTGAGATCGAAATCATGCAGGACTTGTTCAACACGCTCGGCATTCACGGCTCTGTTTATGGGCCCGTGAACATTGCAGACTTCATGGCCGGCGCCCAAGGGCTCCGTGACATGGGCAAGCATGCCGACTCCGATCCCCGTCACATAATGCAGTGCATTCGTCGCATGTGTGCCGGCATCGGGGCACGGTACTTCCAGCAACTTATCGACACGCCGGCAGATGTTGATGACATGTGGGTCCACTACTGGTGCCCACAGCCTGCCGGAATCGACCTCGCCAAGGCCAACTGCCCAGCCGGGACTCACCCTCTCTGGAGCAACGGCCAGGCAACCGTGTTCACCCGTCTTACCCAAGACAAGCACGGCAATGATGTGTTTGATTTCGCTGTCTGCTAGGAGTCTCTCATGTACAGGGATGTACTAAGGCTGCTTCACATCCTGGCAACTGCCATCCTCGTCCTGCTGGCGGGGAGGTTGCAGGATATCTGTTGGCATATACTACTGGAGGTTCGCAAGTGAGTCCGGTCGCTGATTTCATGGTCGGTTGTGTCATCATCTTCCTCCTCGGCTGGTGGTCTAGCTCGCAATGATTCATCTATACGCTCGGGTATCTACGGACAAGCAGGAGAACGGCCGGGAGGCGCAGACCAAGCGGCTCCTGGACTGGGTTACGGACAAGGAGCATCGGCTGTGGGTGGACGAGGATGTCTCCGCCTACAACGTGCGGCTGCATGCCCGGCCGTTCGGCAAGCAGATGTATGACGCCTTGCAGGCAGGCGACACGGTGGTCATCACCAAGATCGACCGTGCCTTCCGCCGGATGTATGACTTCGCCGTCACCCGTGAGCAGTGGGAGAAGCTCGGCGTCACCCTGGTCATCTTGGACCTGCCGTCCAATCTCTCGGGCCCGCACGGGAAGTTCTTCCTGTCCGTAGTGGTGGCAGCCGGCGAGCTGGAGTCGGACATGCACGGCCAGCGGAAGCGGGAGGTCTACGCCTACAAGCGCAACAGCGGCCTACCCTATGGTCCGCTTCGCCCCTATGGCTGGTCAGTGCGGAAGACCAAGGCTGGCCTGGAGTGGGAGCCTGACGAGCAGGAGCAGGCTGTCTGCCACCGTGCCCTGGCCATGCGAGAGGAAGGCAAGAGCCTATACCAGATTGCTATCGCCCTGATGGACGATGGCGTGCGGAAGCCGCGGAGGAAGAAGGGCTGTTCCGATTACTACCACGTAAAGGATGTTCACCTGATGGCCCGCGCGGCGAAAGCCGGATTTCCAAGGCTTCCGCGAGACGAGCTGCGAGGGCCCGGCTACGAACAGAGGCTAGCCGCAATGAAATCTGGTGGTCGGCCGCTATAGTCCGCAGCGTGTGGCCATTCTGGAAACGATCCGTGGCCAGGTCGGCGTCGGGGCCGAGGTCATCGATGGCCATCTGCAAATAGTCCGGCGACTCCATGACCGGGAGCAAATCGCTGGCTTCCTCCAGGCTGATCTTCCAGTCGGCGGGCTGGCGGTTCTGCTTGCGGATCCACTTGTACATGGCGTTCATGCACGCCCGTGCGAAGTAGGCTTTCGGGTACGGCAGCTTGGCCTTGTCGTACGTGCGGGCTGCCTTGGTCAGGGCCAGAAATCCCTCGGCCTCTAGGTCAGGCAACAACACAGACTTCTGCCAGCCTGGCCGGGCTTTCAGAAAGAACTTCGCCAGCATCTGCGCTAGCGGGATGTACTCAATGACGAGTGTCTGTCGATGCTTTGAGAGCCGCGATCTCTTTTTCATGCTCGTCCAGTCGGTCCTCATGTTCCGCCAGTGCTTCGCGGAGTTCCTGCACCATCTCGGGCAGGCTCTCCACCGCATTGGCAATCACCGCCACCTTGGCGTGGATAGAGAACGCCCACGGTATCACCGCGGCTACGGCGCTCATCACCACCAGCCACATCTCAACCTCAGACATCGCTGCTCCTCCGAATCATGGACACCAACATGAGCCCAGCGTAGGGATGCAACTGCCCCTCTTCGACATGCAGTTTGATCATCCGGACGGCTCGGTCTGATTCTTCGGGGGGAAACTGATAGATGTGCGTGTGTCCATCCAGTGTGGCGATGAGTCGATGAGTGCGTCGAACGCCTGACTCCGAATGGCCTTCATGTCCTTCCGATCCAAAATCCATTTGGCGATCCAGTTGCTGACGAGCGAGATGAGGACAGGCAGGACGAAGATGATGAAGAAGCTGCCGCATTCCGGGTTGGCCTTGAGGTAGGTTTCCTTAATGCGGCGGCGATACTCCCGCATAGAAACCGCCCCATCCGGCACCACCAGCAGGCCCACAAGTGCCACCTCTCTGGCATGCTTACTGATTCCCCGGGCACCGGATTCGTACAGGCACTGGTCGGCTACCTCGGTGGCAAGCATTTCCCATCCACGCACTTGAGGACTGACGGCGGGTGAATCACCGCGCCCCTGGTCTTGCACTTGCAATCAGGCGGGCACGGGCAGGCGGTGGAGTGGCCGTCGCCGTGGACGATCCGGCCGTTCTTGCAGGCGCCGCAGCATTGCTTGCTCGGGCCCGGGAACTCTTGTGTGTGCAGCACATAGGCTGCTTCGGCCGCCACCCGAGCCGTCATGTCGGGCGGTGCAAACAGCGACAGGATCCACAGCACAATGCTAGCCATGACGCAACAGCCCCACGGTTCCGTAGTCCGGCAGTCGCTGCGGGGGATAGCCGTCGATGGATCCGTACACCCAACAGTCGCCGGACGATACGCAGACATCGAAGTCATCCGCCGAGGTGAGGATCATGCCGGGGATCCACTCACCGTATTCCTTGGGCCAGCCCTTGGGCTTCTGGTTCCACTCGCCCCAAGAGTTCTGGATCATCCAGACGCGGAAGGGGAAGAACTCCTTGGAGTCATCCGCTCCGAGGATCGCCATGTCATGGTTCCACCCTTGCGGCGTGCGGTAGTGGATGCCCTTGGCGTTGGAGTCCACCGACCATGAGGCGTTCTGTCCGGAGTGTGCGGCGTACCCATTGACCAAGGCGTCCAGCAGTTCGTCTTGCGTCTTCACCTGGGTGATGACGCCGACCTTGTTCTTGCGACACAACTCCTTCACGTTCTCGGGCACACCGGACGATCCCCAGCGGGCGCCGATGGAGGAGTTGTAGACGGTCAGGTCAACGATGCCGTCGTACTTGGTGCGTGCCAGGAAGCCCGAGTCGCGCTCAAACCTGGACGCCGTACCAGGACTCATGCCCTGGCCACCGTGACCGCGAGCCCCATAGGTCGGCTCGGTGGCGCCCATGCGGAACCAATCCTCTGGCTCCTTCTTCACCAGGATCTCCACCGCACGGGTTGTGTCCCGCGCTCCCCGGCTTCCGTGGGCCACACAGTCGCCAGTGGTTTGTTTTTCGGTGAAGCACTTCTTGTCCAGCTTCTTGGCGTACTGCCAGAGCAGGGCACGCTTGCCGATGCCCGAGCCTTTGATGTTCGGCTCGCTGAAGTATTGGTACTTCTGCGATTCCAAGAACTCCACGTTGGCCCGCACGTTGTACTGCCAGCCCGGGAGCCCGTCTTCGTATGCCTTCAGCAGAGCATGGGGAGTCTCAAAGTCACTCACACTGCGCCTCCACGGCCCGCATGCCAGCCACAATCTTCTGTGCCAGCGCATCGTCTATGGCCACGTTCTCCAGCGGGTAGTGCTTGGCCAGCGTTTCCTCCACGGCCTTCGCCAGGTCGGGGTACTTGCCGACAAAGTCAGTCCCACCCACGGCCAGCCGCAGAGCGTCTTGATAGATCGCTCGCCAGGCTGCTGTGGTAGTGATCAGCCGGCCCGAGTCCCTGGCCATCACATCACCGAGCGCTCGGTAGATGGCGTTCACCTTGGCCCGGTCGGTGGAGGGAGCCGACGATAGGGCTGTAGCTACGGGACCAGTTGCGGCTGGCCGTGGGGAACCAACGAAACTGGCGACCACCAACACGGCCGCCAATGCGAGAGGGAGGTACTTCATTTGAGCAGGGCCTGGAGAAGGGCGTTGCAGGCGGTCTTCACTTCAGACGCGGACGAGGATTCCCGGATGCGGATCACAGCCTCCAGGTGCTGGAGCGTGGCGTCCTTCCTCCGCAGGATTGGCAGAGACAGGGCAGGGAGCTTGGGGATGACGAACTGCCACACCAGTGCAGCCCCGAGGGTGGCGACGGCGAGGATCTGAAACTTGGTCACAGGATTCGGGCTCCGGGAATGAACAGGGTGACGCCGGCCGGCGAGGAACGGACCTCGTAGTTCAGCAGCTTGTGCGGATCGACCAGGCCCCAGCCGTACACATGGTCACGCCCGGGCTCACCTGAGTCGCGGCAAGTCTCCGAGAGCGCCTTGGTCACGGCCGCATGGTCAACCTTCCGGCCGTCCTTCTTCTGCGCCGACACGTACAGAGCCAGCACGCCAGCCACAAACGGCGCGGCCATGCTGGTGCCGCTGACCGTGGCGTATCCCTCACCAAGCCAGGTGCTGGTGATGTCCTGCCCTGGGGCAGCGACGGCAATCTCCTTGCCCCTGGAAGAGAACTCGCAGGCGTTGCCGTTCCTGTCCACGGCACCCACCGCAATGGTTTCCTGGAAGGCAGCAGGGAAGTTCACTGCCCCACCGTCATTGCCAGCCGCGCACACCACAATCACGCCCGCGGCCTGAGCCTTCTTCACCGCCTCATGCACGCGGCTGTCGGGCTTGCTGGACCCGAGCGACATGCAGACGATGTCGGCCTTGGCCTCGGTCGCATGCAGCACGGCCGTGGCCACCGCCTCGTTGCTGCCCATGCCCGAGTGGCCGAGGACTTTGAGGGACAGGATCTTGACCTCGGGTGCGATGCCCTTGGCCAGGCCGGTCTTAGCACCGATCACGCCTGCGACATGCGTACCATGCCCGAGGGTGTCGTAGACATCGGAGTCCGAGGAGAAGTTGCGGTAGTCAACCACAACGTCCTTCAGCGCCGAGTGCGGCGACACCCCGGTGTCGATCACCGCCACCGTCACGCCTTCCCCCTTGGAGGTCATCCACAGGGAGGGTATCCCATAGGAACTCACACCCCAGTCAACTCCCTCCTGGGCCGAGTGCGGCACATGGAGGAAGTCAACGCGGTATGGGGGCAGATGGACGAAGCTCATTCTCTCTTGCCGACCGCCTGGAGAATGGCAATGAGGATCGGCACCAGCACCTCAACGATGGTCTTCCAGTCGATCCCCAGAGCAGCCACCTCGGCGCCGGCGCTGAACACGCGGGCGTCATAGGAGGCAGGGGTATCCACCACCAGATCGTCCTCGCCGTCCCAGCCAAAGAACTTCGGCTGCACAGCCTCGGCTTCCAGGATGGGGAGGACCACCTGGGCAATCTCGTTGACCACCGCCCACTGAGTCAGGTACGGGGAGGTGCGGTCGAACTTCTTGGCGATCTCCACCACCTTGAGGAGAGCTTCACGGTGCTTCAGCAGCCACTGAACGATCTTCAGATTCATGTTGTTCCTCATAATCCAAACAGGCAATGGCCACCACGGCGTGGCCGGCAATGTCAGCAAGTGTCTTCCTTATATCTATTGTCCGCAAAGGACCGCGGAGGCGGCGGCACTTTTCCCCGATCCTGGCGGCCTGGTATTTCCAGGGCTCAATCCCGTCCGCTTGCACCCCGAGTGCGTTTTCCAGCGGGTTTGACTGGCATCCGTAGTACCCCCGCTTCCTGGTAAGCAGGGCATGGAGGGCGTTGCAAATCTCCAGGTAGGGGTCACCATTCAACCGACCGGGAGGAGTGCTGGATCCTGCCGTACTCGGACCAGAATGTGGCATGGTGGTAGGGGTCATCGCTGTTGTCCTCCTCGTCGTTGAGCCAGACCACCCGGGCGTGCGACCACTCCTCGCACAGGGTGTCCAGCAACACGTAATGGTCTAGGTCACTCCGAACCGCTATCGTCCCTCGCTCCAGATCGTCATCCATGGTGAAGTAGCCCAGCTCACTCTTCATCTGCCTCGGGTTGCGCAGGTAGATCCGCACCGGGAACTGGAGCGGCCACCGCTCCTGGGCCCAACGCTTCCACTTGGCCACCAATTTCCTGCGCCAGTCTTGGGGCATCGTCAAGCTCCAGAATCAGTAGCCACTTGCGGTTATTGCGTTTGTGCAGCACCACCGGCAGCCGGTCCCCAGCATCACGCCTGGCCTGGTCCAGCCAGTCATAGGGGTTGCCACGCTCGGTTCGCTTCACCTCAACATGAATGCCCTCATGGGAGGTGACGATGTCAGGCGACTCCTTGGAGCCCGAGAACTGCTGGCCGCGCCGGGCCGAGCCGCCGAGGACGCGAGCCCATTCCTTGGCAGCCTCTCGCTCGCCGCGGGCACCCTTCTGGCGAGAGTTCACTTGGCCCACCTCGCCAGCCGTCCCTGGTGGTCACGGCCATCGACACAGGTCAGCTCGGGGAACTGCTCGGCCACCAGCCGCACGCACTCAGCGACCGGCTTCTTGTCCAGCACCTTCTGGTTCTGAGACACCCAGGTTCCGAGACGGCCGTACATGGCGAAGTCACGGCGCTCGCCCTCGGTCGGCCAGTAGCAGGAGAACTTGTGATTCATCGTCTTGGTGTCGCCGCCGCTCAACATTCCTCGGGTTCCTTCCCATGCATGAGGTTCATCATCGTTTCCATGTAGTGGTGCGGCCGTTGCGAGGCCACCTTCTGCTCCACTAGATAGTCCGACAGACACTCCCCGGTCTGGAGGTCGCAGAGATCCCCCAGCAACCGGCCGTACTCGTCCCTAACCCAGCCGAACGTGAGCAGCCGCAGCCGTCCATGGTCTGCGTGCAGCTCCACCCAGTCGATGATGGCGTTGTCGGCGTGTTCATCGCACCACACTCCTTCGACGGTCATGTACGTGGCGACCATCGATTGCAACTGGGGGTTCATCACCCGGATTTGAACGGTGTCTCGGCGTGTGACCCGGATGACCTGGGCCGTCAGGGGTTCCTGCGATTCCATGAACCTACGTTTCGATCTCGCTGTTCGACATACGGCTGGGGAAGCGGCTCGGGCTCATAGCCCAGGTGCTTCTTCATCTTCAGGGAGGCCAGGAACTCCGGATCGTAATACTCGGGATCACACTCTTGCTTGCAGGCCAGGAGTATACCCCTGTTCAGATCGTAAAGTCCAGTGACTTTTGAGCCGCTGTGGTAGACGGTGTGACAGTTCTCACACAGACGAAGTAGGCACCGTCTGTCATGCTTGCGGCCGGCACCTTGGACAAGATGGTGAATATCCAGCTTGCGCCTGCCGTCAGACTCGGGCCACCAGCACACGGCACAGGAGCGAAAGAGGGAGGCAAACTCTTGGAGAACCAGCCGGTCTTGTTTGTTCACTGTTGAAACCTTGGTGAGGGCGCACCGACTCCCTGCGCAAGGCAGGGAAGTCGGGCGATGCTGAAACCCCGGAGCCGGGCAGACACCGCTATGGACGCTGGTTGTTTAACGCCGCTGTGTCCAATCGAACTCCCTGACACGGCGCTGCGGTTGGCCGGTGGCCTCGGGCAAGGCGGAGTCGGCAGACCCTGTCCTTTACCGCAGACGGGAGTCGGAGACTCCCAGTTGTGCCCCCTCTTGGTGCGTCCCTGTGGGACCAGTCGGCGGGGGGCCGAGCTTCAGGCCGGATGCCCAAACAGTGGGCTATGTACCATAGTGCCTAATGTCCTGTCTGAGGCACCTGGCGTGCGTTCTAACGCCCTTTCTAAATCCTCGCCACACGTTTCCTGGGTTTGTGCAAATACGGCCGCAAAACGCATGCTAGCAGACCTGGCTAGATACACCTGTCCACTGGGGTCTTGGGGTGCTTGATGTCGTACATCTCGTTTCCCATGACTCGGACCTCGGCCGAGTCCACATGTATCACCTGACCGTCATCGAAGTGATGGACAACCCACACCGAATTGAGGGCGGGCCCGTAGTCAATGACCAGCAGGGCAAAGCCTTCGCCCATGGGGGTGGCAACCCAGATCGGCGGGTGTAGCTGGAGCATCATTTGGCCATCATCCACAGGCCAATGTTGGCCAGTGCATAAGACCCCCAGGTAATAAACCCTGGTACGTTCTTCTTACATAACTGCTCGCACGCCACGTAGGCGTAGATGCACATCGTCAATAAGATCAGGTGTCTGCTCATGCTATTTGGTTTCACTTTCTGCCAGTTTGTGTGCTGTCCGTTGGCGGGGCCGGGAACGGCATCCACGCCACCGGGTCGGCTACAACGTTGTCCCCGTCAGTGAATCGCGGCCCGCTCTCGTCCTCCACCCAAAACGTTGCTGGCGTAACGCCCAGCCTCTTCAGCCGTGTCCACTTGTGACGGGCGTTTGACCAATCGTAGCGACGGTGAGCGACGAGGACTCGCTCGCCCCATTTTGGAAGTGTCTTGATAACGCTGATCCACTTCATCGGTTCATTCCATACGCCACAGAACCACGCAATGCAGCGGACTCGCGATAAAATCGGGCGGTATGGTTCGCGTAAGGTCGCGAGCCGCTGATCGCAATCGTTCTCAATTGTCCAACAGGTGCTGCAACTGGCTCGCCTTGACCGTCCACAAGTCGCGCTCGTCCTTCGCTCGCCTCACCTCAAACCGAAGGTCGTCAATCGTCTGCGATGTTTCCAGCCGCAGGCT